CAGCATTAGTAAGTGCCGATTCTGCAATAGCATATAAATCTAAACAATTTGAATTACAACAACAAGTAAGTGACTTACTAAAAAAAGACCTTAAAGTGGCTAAAAGAAAAGCATTTTGGAATAAATTCAAAGGTGCTGCTGTTGGGGTAGGTATAGGTTTAGGAGTTGGATTATTAGCAAAATAAAAAAATAAAATGATTAGACTTACACAACTCAACGAAGCGGAAGAAATTCAGTTTAATCAACTGGACCCACAAAGAAAAAAGCAAGTAATGGCTTTTGAAAAAATAATTGGTGGAGAAAATACACAAATTTTTCAAGGTATTCACGGATATATTGTTGATATTGAAGCAAGACAAACAATGGGAAACGGATATAGACTTGAAGCCGATGATATGAAAAAATTAGTATCACTCAGAGTTCGTTGGGTGGAAATAGATAATGAAATCGTAACAATAGCATTCTAATGATACTGCTAAGAGATATAATAGGAGAAGACCTTCGTAAATGGTTTGGTAAAGGTGGTGGTGGTTCATCATCCGGAGGTGGTTGGGATAGATATGATTCCAAAGGTAAGAAAGTAGGTAAGTGTGGTGATAGTAAAAAAGGTTCGGCATATGCGGCATGTTTATCAAAAGATAAAGCAGCTAAGTTAGGGCCTGATGGTAGAGCATCATTTGTAAAAAGAAAAAGAGCAGCTCAATCTAAGGCAGGAGATAGTAAGAAAGGTGGTGAAAAATCAAAAGGTCAAAAACCAACATTTGTAAAAACAGGTGCATAATGATTAAATTATCTGAAATATTAAAAGAAGAATTTGAGGATATGAAAATATCTGATTTTGCAAATAAGAGATTGGACGGTGCAACTAAGATAGCATCTGATGCAAAAGCTAAAGGTGGACCTGCAATTCTTACATATGAACACTTTGTAGTAAAACTTCCACACTATAAAGAAGCAGCAGAAGGTAAGTTTAATTTAGAAAAAGCAACTTCATCTTATAATCAATATATGGAATCTTTGCATAAATTGATGGCAAGTGAAAAACCTGATGCAGTACAATTTCAAAAAATAGTTGGATTATTAGAAGTTTTAGGTGAGTTAATTATAAAAGAAAAAACTGGAGAATAATGATACGTCTATCTGATATATTTGTTAAAAATAGAGAAACTGGAAAGAAATACGATGTCAAAAAAGTAAATCCAGAAAAGCATGAATTTGCTTATGATTATAGAGGTAGTAAAGAAAATCCAAATCCATTTAAAAAAGAAAAACCAAAAAAAGTAAAAGAAGGTTGGTCACAAAAATATAAAAAATCTATAAATTGTAGTAACCCAAAAGGATTCTCACAAAAAGCACATTGTGCTGGTAAAAAGAAAAAGAAAAACGAAAATATGGAAAAAGTATTAACTGTAGAACAAAAAATGGAATTATTCTTAGAAAAGAATTGTCCAACCGATCCGGGTAAATGGGCAGCATCTAAAGCAGCAGCTAAAAAGAAGTTTGATGTTTATCCATCAGCGTACGCAAATGGATGGGCTGCAAAAAATTACAAAGGAAAAGGCGGTAGCTGGAGGAAATGTAAGGGATAATGATTAAGCTTTCTAATTTGTTAAATGAGGTATTACTCACCGAATCCGGAATTAGAGATATACGAAGATTAGCAAAAGAAAATAATAAGGCTGATTTATACTTTCATATGGACTTGGATGGAGTAACAAGTGCAATCGGAATGAAAGCATACTTAGAAAGGTATGGTATAAAAGTTGTAAATGCTGAGCACATACAATATGGTGGTAGAGAATATTCTGCACCAAAACCAACTCCAGGTCATATGGTTGTTTTAGTAGATTTTGCACACGGAAAACCAGGTGTAACAATACATACTGACCATCATGAATCTCAAAGTGGAGTAGAAAGAGGAACTGCATCTAGCTTTAAAAAGAAACCATCAAACGTAGAAACAATTTCTCAAGAACTTTCACCGAATGATATATTTCCAAACGAAGATATAAAAATTATTTCAACAGTTGATTCAGCGGATTTTGCAAGACAAGGAATTGATGTAGATGAATTTATAGCAACAGCTTTTAAGTATGATAGAAGTAAATCATCTTCAAAAAATAGAGTGGCTATGGGATTTGTTGCAAATAAAGTGTTATTAGCATTTAAAAATCAACCAAGATTTTTAGAAAAAATAGTAATGGAAGCAAATCCATCTTTGATTAGTATTTTTAATGTTACTATGAAAAACGCTAAAGCAGCAGGATTAAAACCAGAAGATTTAGATATTCCACAAGCAGTTTATATTCATTCTCAAAGACCTGAAAAAATGCAAAGGGATTTATCTCGTAATAGAGATATTGAAAACTTGGAAAATGGAAATTATGGAAAAGTTGGTAATGTAATTGTTCAATATGGTATGGGTAATCTTAGAGGTGGTGGGTATGATAGATATATTCCATTTAAAACGAATCCTGATGCTCATTATATGATTTTAGGATATCCTATGGGATTAGTACAAGCTTCAAAAAATCCATTTAAAAAGGGTGTAAATCAATTTAATTTGGGTGATATAGCGATGAAGATATTAAAAAAATATAAAAGTTATTTAGACAGTAAACAACTTACATTTAGAGATATAAAAAAGAAAATGGAATCTGATATACTTACTTTAGGTTCTGAACGTTCTTTTGGATTCACACTAAAAGACCTATCCGCATTATTTGGTAAAGAAGCAAAAGGAATACCTAATGATGATAAAAAAGATTTAATAGATGCAATTTCCAAAAAGCATTATAATAATCTTACTGAGCCTGAAAAACAAAAATTAGAAACAATAACCATTTCAGCATACGATTTAATTGTAAAACAATCAGGTGGACATAAAGATATTACAAACATTTCAGGTATATCATTTTTAGGTAAAGATTCAGTTCAATTTACAAAAAGAATTATGCATGATTTAGCAAGAGAATTAAAAAACGCCGAATTAAAATGATTAGATTAAAAAAAATATTGAACGAAGGCTTTTTACAAGAACTTTTAATATTTGCTGCAGCTCAATTTATAATGTGGACAATTTCAATGGTGGTTAGAGGATTCAGAAATAAATCAGAATATAAAAAGTTTGTTGGAAATCCACATATTAAATGGTTGGATTCTTTAGATGATGGAAATTTTAATAAGTATGTTTATTTTACTCTTAAAAATGATAAGAAATTAAAAGAGTTTGAAAAGCAAATTGAGAAAGCTAGAAATAATGGTGAAAAACAAAAGATAGATTTTTCTAAATTAGAATACGAAAGGAGTTTGGTTAGTAGATGGTTAGAAAGTAAAATAGCACAAGAAAAATTAGATAAAGTATTTTCAGAATTATATCCTGATAAAACAAAAGATAGTAGAGATATACCAACGCCAGGTTCAAATTTTGGAATGGTATCAAATTATAAGCAGTGGAAAAATGTAATAACAAGACAGGCCATTAAAGAATGGGTAAATGTTTTAAATGATGGAACAACAAAAAGGTTTATAAATAAATTTGCAAAAGCACAAGGATTACCAAGTATATGATAAGTTTAAAATTATTATTAAAGGAAGCAAATAATAGAATACCACGAAAATCAGGTCAACATAAGGGTAGTTCAAATCATAGTGATTTATATACTGATGAAAATCCCAAAGGGACAATTCATGGATTAAAGTTCGCTACGGTTAAAGATGCAAAAAGTAGCGTAAATAAAATAAAAAATAGTGGAAAACCACACGCTCACAAAATACAGGCAGCAATTGCTATGGAACAGAGGGCTAAAGCAGCAGGTAAAGTTTCAGCAGCTGCTGTATATAGAAGTTTTATAAATAGTATTAAAAAAAGTGAACAAACAATAACATTAAAATCATTCCTAAAAGAAGAAAAAGAGTTTATTATATGGGGTGTTCCGCCTGGCGAAAAGGATGAAGTTGTAGCATATACAAAAGCTAAGAATATGCCAGAAGCTAAAAAAGTAATGGATATTCTTAAACAAAAGCATGGTTTGACAAAACTAAGATTACAGGTTATAGACCTTTCACAAACATATGATTTAAAAAAATCATTTAGTAGTACTGTAAGATGATAAACGAATGTATTATTGTATCTAAAGAAGTTGGTGATAAATTTATTCTTGCTAAAAATAGGGATAGAATGTATAATCCAGAACTTGAAATTGTACATACTATTATAGATGGTGTGGAAGTTGCTTATTTACATGATTTAATTACTGATTGGAGTGAGGGTCTTAATGAGTATGGAATTGGAGTGGTAAACTCTGCTTTATTAGTGGGGCACGATGAAGCAGAAGCTAAGATAGTTAAAAAAGGGGGTAAGCCTGGGCCAGATGGTGACAAGATGAGAAACATTTTAAAACAACCAACACTCATAGATGCAATCAGAGCTACAATATCTTATAAGGGTAAGAGTGGATTATCTCTTAAAGGGCATACATTTGTATCATCTCCAAAACATATGGTTAGTATTGAAACTACATCAAAGCATAAGCCGGATGTACAATTACAAAATTCCAAATCACCTGTTGTTCGTACAAATCATGGTCATCTTTTTACTGATGCAGGATATACAAGTGGAGAAAAATATTTGTCATCAAAAATGAGAAAAATATCGGCTGAAAAATCAGTTAATACAGTGGAAGATTGGAAAGAAATAGCAGCAGCAATGAGAAAAGAATTTTTTCCAAATAGACCCCAACTTAATATGAAAAGAGATACATCCGAAATGTCTACATCTTCCCAAACTGTAATGAATTTGACAGACAAAATAATAGAAATAACTTACTTTAAGGATAAAGTAAAAGTATTTAAGGGTATAAATAATAAATTACCAAAAGATTATCAACCAAAGATTAAGATTGAGATAATCACAAAATAAATCCACTTTTTTCATTATACATATTTATAGACGTACACTAAAATAAAAAGTATGTCAACAGAATTCGAGTTATTTAAAGGAAAAAATCTAAGTTCTCTTTTTGAAGATATCTATAATAATCAATTTTCAAAAAAACAAAAAATATCAGGTCTTATTGAAGAATTGAAAAAAATGGTTAAGCATACAAATGATGTTGCTGCCATAGGACCTGTTATATCATCACTAATTGATAGTTCAGTAAAAAATGATGACCAATTAGTAAAATTAGCAACAATAGCAATAAAAATTATAGCAGCTGATAAAAAGATTGAAGGACAAGATGGATTTCTTTCAGAATTTGAAAAAAATCAACTTCTAAAAGAATTAGAAGAAACTAAACAAGAGGTGGAAAGAGTAGATGATTTAGAATTTGAATTAGAAGAACTTAAAAAAGCAGTAAAGTAAAATGGCAGGATTATCATCGGGTAGAGTTGGTGTAAATAATTCTATTAATTCCAATAGTGCACCAGGATATGATTCTAAATTAGCATATGTTTATGATATAATTTTAGATGAAAACAATAAGTATGCGGTTGAGCAAAATGGATATTCTTCATACATAGGTGCAATAAGATTTAGGACTAGAGATACGGGCACTATTTCTGATGAAGAATTACCAATAGCATTTCCATTAGATAAAAATGTTAAAAATTTACCTGTTAGAAATGAGATAGTAGAAATAATTCAAATTCAAAGTGGTCATTGTTATTATCGTAAAATAGGAATGACTTTTAATCCTTCCGTTACAGCAGAAGACGATGCAATAGCATCTGAATTTGCAAAAGAAAATCAACTTCAAAATAATGCACAAGAGTATAACAATGTTGCAACTACAGGAATTTCAAATACAAATGAATCTAATAAATCTGCAACAAAAGGATATGGAAAGTATTATGAAGCAAAACAATATTTACATAATTTAAAATTATATGAAGGGGATTTTTTGATAGAAGGTAGATTTGGAAATACTATTAGACTTTCTGGATATAATAATGTTGATAACAAATATGCTCCATCTTTGATATTAAGAAATAATGAAAGTGGTATAAGTAAAACTGATAAGTACAAAGAAAATCAAAGTGTAGAAGAAGATTTTAATAGAGATGGTAGTATAATAGCTATGACATCTGAGCAATTTGAATTACCATTTACACCCGGTACTTTATCAGATAAAGGTTCAACTGATTTTGAAACAAAACCAGCTTCTTTTACCAATTATCCAACAAAATTAATTGGAGACCAAATATTAATAAATTCTGGAAGAATAATTCTTTCCTCTAAAAATGCAGAAATGATGTTCTTTTCTAAGAAAAATTATGGTTTTATTTCTGATGGTGGATTATCAATAGATAATAAGCTTGGTATGGATGTAACTGTTGGCGATAATATAAACTTTGTAACAAATGATAGAGATGTGGTTTTTTATACAGGCAAAGGTTCTATATTTTTAGGAAATGACCAATTAGAACCATTAGTGAAAGGAAAGCAATTAGTAAATATTTTATCAGAACTTATTGATGCTATTACCCAGCAAATATTTCTTACCCCATCTGGGCCAACAGCAGAGGGACCTACAAATTTATCTCAATTTGGAAATATTAAATCAAAGCTAAATGATATATTAAGTAAGTTAAATCAAACATCATAATGCCAAAGACAACAATTATACCTATTACTCAAAATGATTTGCAAAATACAATTCAACAGCAAAATCAGCAAACACAGCAATTAGCAACACAATTACAACAAGCTACCTCTCAAAATCAACAATTAGTTTCTCAAACAACTTCTCAAATAAGTGGACAGGCAGGTGCCGTAGCAGGACAAGCAGGTGCATTGGTAGGACAAGCAGGTGGTGCTTTGGCAGGACAGGCAGGTGCCGTAGCAGGACAGGCAGGTGCTTTAGCAGGACAGGCAGGTGCTTTAGCAGGACAAGCAGGTGCCTTAGCAGGACAGGCAGGTGCTTTAGCAGGACAGGCAGGTGCTTTAGCAGGACAGGCGGGCGCGATAGCGGGCGCAGCTACTGGTGCAGTTGCGGGTATTGTAGGAGCTATAAAAGGATTTAAATTACCAAAGTTACCAAAAGTAAAAGAATTTAAACCAAAAAAACTTAAAAAACCAAAATTATTTTCGAACAAAGATAAACTTGCTAAAATAAAAGATGCAAAAATACCTAAAAGTCCAAAAGTACCAAATATTCCAAAACTAGATGCATCAGTAATTACAAGCGCGGTATCTCAAGCTCAAGGTGCGGCACAATCAGCTATATCGCAAGCAAAATCTTCTGCACAATCAGCTATTTCTCAAGCTCAAAGTTCAGTACAAAGTAGTGTTCAACAAGCTCAATCACAAATACCAACATCAACTAATTATACAAATAAATAAAATATGTCTTGGGCATTATTTAAATCTAATATATTAAAATATGCAAATAATCCAAATAGTTTGCCTGATTTAAAAAGAGTAGCAAAACTTTGGACAACAGAGTATGATGCTGCGATAAAAAGAGGATATGATACCTTAAATTTTGTTAAGGTAAAAAAAGGTAATACTAAATTAATGGAGGAACTTGTTTATGCAGTTTTATTAAAAGGACAATCATCCAAACAACCTTATGATTTAGTAGGTGAGCTTGGTAAAGCAGTACAGGCATATTGGACAGGAGCAGTATTAAATGAAGTACCAATCCCATTCATACCAGCTGTTGGTGCGACTGCAAATATAGCTGTAACATCAAATATAGTTACTAATATTGGTACATGGACACCTCCCCAGCAAGTATTAGCACCACCACAAGACCCGCCGGTTAGTGTTAAAGAAGATTTAGAAAAATATAAGGAAAGCCAAAAAACTTATGATGAAATTTTTAAAACAACAATCGTTATATATGATGATAGATTGCCAACACCAACTCAAATAAAACAAAGTGTTATTGAATATAAAAAAGAATTGGGATTGGAACAAGGAGATGATGCCGGTACATCTGATGTTCCGGAAGAACAACCTGAAGATAAACCAAAAAAGAAAATAGATCCTGTAAAAGGTGATAAAAAACTATATGATGCAGTTGCAAATGGAATTTGGCCGGGTATTGGGCAGTATGGAAATTTTGAAGTGGATATTCCAACTACATCTAAACAAAGTTGGTACAAAAAAGGAACAGACAAATTTCCATTAACAAACCAACTAACTACATCAAGTGAAATAAATGAATACCTTCAAAAAACTGGTGGTAAGGGTGTTAGAGTTTGGTTCAAATTAAATCCAGAGTATTTAAAACAAAATTGTGCTAAAATAATAATACCAACTTCTAGCGGAAGTACTTCTGTTTTGGTTCACAAACAATTAAAAGCAGTTGTTGAACCTGCATTTAAAAAAATCGAAGCAAAAGGATTTCAAAAATATATAAAAAATTGTGGTGGTGGGTTGGCTCTAAGAAATGTAACAAATGGAACACGCTTATCAAATCATAGTTGGGGATTGGCAATAGATATGAATACCGAAATATATCCATATGGTTATAAATTCGCTACAGATGGTATATATTCTGGAAAAACAAAAGTTAGAGATTTTAATGATTTTGATTTAGGATTTTTGGAAGTTGCAAAAATTTTCCAAAATGAAGGTTTGACGTGGTTAAAAAACAATGACCCTATGCACGTATCAATTTATGAATAAATTTAAATATTATGTCAATAATCAGTCCTACAAAAAATACATCGTTAATAATAGATGATTTTATTCAATATGCAACACAGCATTTAACTACAGTTAGTGGTATAGTAAATACCATATCTTTATATCCAACAATACCAGTACCAACTCCTGCGCCCGGTGTTTTAAATTGGACGGGTTACACAGTACCACCGGCAGCGCCAACACCATCACCTTCTCAAGAATTATATGATAAAATTGATTGGAGTAAAACTGATTTGGACCCTAATGACCCAGAAGTTCAGGATATTATAAATCCTAATTCAGCAAAAATAGATGCAATAGCAATAGAATATAAAAAATATCAAGCATCAAATCCCAATGAATATAAAGATTCAAATTCTGAACAAGAATCTTCAAATGCAGCAAGCCAAGTAAATCAAATAAAAGCAGAAAAATTAAACCAAATATTAATTGACCAAGGTATTATAAAATTACCACCCGCTCAAAATATAAAGACTGGATATAAAAATTTAGATGAATTACTACAAAAAGCAGGGCAGTGGGCTAGAACTCTTGGTAAAAATCAAAGAGTAAGTTATCCAAATTTAAAAAGCGGATATATAAAAGGAGTACATGGACTTTGCCCACAAGGAACACAGGCTGTAGTTACCGCCTTGACTGGTATTCAAGGGTTAGGTCAAATTAGTGGAAATGCGGATTGGTTTTCATTTAAAAATCCATCAACTGGTGGTGGTGTATCAACTTTTGCAAAATCAATAGGTGGAAAAATCTACTATGAAGATAAGAAAAAAATAGTAGTTCCTAATGGCTCAAATGGTGCTCCTGATTTTACAAAATCCTATATAGGAAACCCTGCTGAATGGCAAATTGGGGATATAATCGTTATGGGATATACAAATAATAAACCATACGGTCATATTCAGGTATGGACTGGCTGGAATTGGGTAAGCGATTTTACCCAAAGAGGTATTCAAAAAAACCATGTTGATACAAATACAATAGCATTATGGAGATTAAATCAGAATGGAAAAGCAGCAATCGAATCCCAAAAAAAAGTATAAAACTTACAAAAATCAAATCTAAATATTTATTAACATAACAAATAAAGGATTATGAACACAGACAAATTAATTCAAGCAATTCAAATATTGATTAAAGAGGAACTAAAACAACAACTTCCTACCATTGTTAAAGAAGTTGTAGGTTCTGAAATGAAAAAAATATTAGCTGAAAAAAAACAACCCAAAAATACTGAACTTAGTATGGCAAAAGCTATTTTGGGTGATGATAAACCTAAAGTGGTTGAACAAAAAACCTATACTAAAAATCCAATGATTAATCAAATACTAAATGAAACTAAGGCAGGATTATCAAACAATGAAGGTTACAGGACTATGGCTTTTGGAACAAATGATATGGGTTCAATTGTAGGTAGAACAGCAATGGCTGAAAAAATGGGTTATGGTGAATTTGCCGGAGGTGGACCTCACAAGACTGGATTGGGTGTTCAAACCGGCGTAGCTGAATTAGATAAAGCATTGAATAGAGATTATTCAGAGCTTGTAAAAAGATTTAAAAAATAATGGCTATTCTATTAGGTAAAAAAAGAGTATTAGATACTAAAGAGTATAATGATTTCGCTATTGGTATAACATTACCATTACAAATAGGAAATTCTGCTTTTAATCAATCTTATACAACTACTGAACAATTAAGTACAAACATTAAAAGTCTTCTTTTGACTAAAAGATTTGAAAGAATAATGCAACCAAATTTAGGAAGTGGTTTGCAGGAACTTTTGTTTGAACAAAATACTGAAGATTTACCCGATAGAATAGAAGAAACAATTAATAATTCTATTAATAATTGGTTACCCTATGTTGAAATAAATTCAATTGATATTCAGCAAACAAAAGAATTAAAAGATAATAATAGAGTTGAGGTTTCTTTAAAGTTTAGATTAAAAGATAATCCTAATATGGAAACTCTAACATTTACTGTCTAATTAACAAAAAATGGCATTAAAAAGTATAAATAAAAATTTTAGAAATAAAGGTAAAGATATTAAGTATCTAAATAAAGATTTTAGTTCTTTTAGAAGCAACTTAATTGAATTTACTAAAAATTATTTTCCAAAAACGTATAATGATTTTAATGAAACATCTCCTGGAATGATGTTTATTGAAATGGCATCATATATAGGTGATGTTCTTTCTTATTATGTGGATGATACATTAAAAGAATCATTATTACCATATGCTGAAGATAAAAAAAATGTTTTAGCTTTGGCGCAATTTTTAGGATACAAACCAAAAGTTACAAGTCCAGCAGTAACTAAAATTTCAATATACCAACTTGTTCCTTCAATTGGAACTGGGATAGACAATAAACCTGACGAAAAATATTTCTTAAAAATAAAAGCAGGACTTAGAATAAAATCAAAAACTAATGGGATATTATTTAGAACAACAGATATAGTAGATTTTTCTGACGAAACAGAAAGAGAAACAACCATATATCAACGAAATATAACTACTGGAGAACCTACATTTTATTTATTCAAAAAATATATAGATGCAATTTCTGCAACAGAAGAAACACAAACTTTTACATTTGGAAATTATAAAGCTTTTGAATCAATTAAGTTGACAGAATCAAATATAATAGAAATATATGATGTAAGAGATTCTAATGGAAACAAATATTATGAAGTACCATATTTAGCTCAAGAAATGGTATTTATTCAAGAACCAAATTCTCCATCTAACGATCCTGATTTATATCAATTTAAATCAACTGTACCTTACATTTTAAAAACAATAAAAACTTCAAGGAGATTTGTTACTAAAATAAATTCTGATAGTACAACTACCATACAATTTGGAGCAGGAGACCCTACGGCATCTGATGAATTATTGATACCAAATCTCAAAAATGTAGGATTGGGATTACCAAATTCCATAAATAGATTAGAAGAATCTTTTGACCCTACTAATTTTTTGAAAACAAAAACTTATGGCACTTCTCCATCAAATACTACAATTACAGTTAAATACTTTATTGGTGGTGGTGTGGATTCCAATATTACACAAGGAGAATTAACACAAATTGATGGAATAGAATTTGAAGAAGATTTATCACAATATAATACTAGCGAAAGAGTTTTATACGATAATATAAAAACATCAGTTGCGGTTGATAACGAAATACCAGCTATTGGTGGTAGAGATGGTGAAACAATAGAAGAAATAAGACAAAACGCATTAGCAAATTTTGGTTCTCAAAATAGAGCAGTAACTGCAAAAGATTATCAAGTAAGAGCATTATCAATGCCATCTAAATTTGGTGGAATTGCTAAAGCATATGCTGTAGCTGATGGTACTTTAGATAATAATTCACCATCATCAATATTAGCATCACCAAATGCATTGCAAGAATTTACTGATTTGGTTATGGGATTTGTAAATAAACCAGATACAGAAGAACCAAATTTAGCAAGTGTTAAATCTGAAATCACACAATTTTTAATTGGAAAAACTTCAAATGAAAATGAAAAAAACAATCCGTTTGCTATAAACCTTTATTTATTAGGGTATAATTCAAATGGGCATCTTACTACATTAAATAGAGGTATTAAAGAGAACTTAAAAACATATTTTAATGAATATAGAATATTGACTGATGGAATAAATATAAATGATGGTTTTATAATTAATATAGGATTGGAATTTGAAATTATATGTTTTCAAAATTATAATAAAAATGAAGTTTTAGCTAAATGTATAACTGATTTAAAAGATTATTTTATTATTGATAATTGGGGATTTAATCAAACTATAAATTTGAGTGAAGTTGAATTACTTATTGCAAATGTAGAAGGTGTACAATCAGTTCCAATGCTAAAGGTTATAAATAAATGTGGTGGTATTTATTCAGTAAATTCCTACAATATAGAAGCGGCAACTAAAAGTAAGATAGTGTATCCATCTTTAGACCCTTCAATTTTTGAAATTAAATACCCAGATTCAGATATTAAAGGTAGAGCAAGATAATGGCATACTATTTTTTAACAGCATCAAAAGATGCAGCAGTTTATCTTCAACAACCAAATCAAAATACTGGTTTGGATGAAATATTAGAAGTTAGTAAAGTATATTATGGAAATATAAAAGATATTTCACGTAGTTTTATTAAATTTGATGTTGGTTTTTTATCAGCATCTTTAACAAATACCTCTTTAGGAATGCAACAAGCGACTTTACTTCTAAAACAAACTAAAAGTGAAGAGATTCCATTACAATATACATTGTATGCTTACAAAGTATCTGGAAGTTGGGAAATGGGAATAGGAACAAGATTTGATAATATTTCTACACAAGGTATAACATGGAATTATAGAGAGGGTGATAGTAAATTAGATTGGCTTGAAAATACTTTGGCAGCAGGTACTGATGCAAATCCAAATAATGGACAAGGTGGAACGTGGTGGATTGCAAACGCAGCATCCCAATCCTTTGATTACCAAACAGCAGATATTGAAATGGATATCAAAGAAATGTTAAAAAGTTGGATGAGCGGTTCAATCAATGGCGGAACTCCAAATGATGGACTTGTTGTAAGACATTCGGATAGTTTTGAAAACGATACAAAAGATTATGGTAAACTTAAATTTTTTAGTAAAGAGACGAATACCATATATGAACCAAAAATAAGAGTTGGTTATAATGACCAAACATTTTCTACGGGCAGTTTATTGCCATTAACTACAGATGATAAAAAAATAGGAATTGTAAATTTAAAAAGCGAATACAAAATTGGTACTATTGTAAAACTTAAATTATTTGCTAGAGAACTTTTTCCTTTAAAAACATTTACAAATTCATTTTCATATAATACATCAAAATATTTACCACAAACATCTTATTATCAAATAAAAGACTTTGCATCTGATGACATAATAATTCCATTTAGCGATTATTCCAAAATTAGTTGTAATTCCGAAGGTAATTTTATAAATTTAAATCTTTCAAATTGGAAAGACGGCAGAGTTTATAAAATTGAATTTAGAATAGATAATGATGGTGTTTCAGATTATTATGATGATGAATTAACATTTAGTGTAGTTAAAAATTAAAGATGATAAAAACCGGTCTAAAAAATGATTCATTAGTAAACTCCATTGAAATTAGTGGGTCACTAAGTGTGCGTTCTAAAAATGATAATGGAATGTATGAATTTAGAGATACTGATTTAGAAGATGGTGTTGTTTTTGGAAAGCTTGTAAAACCAAAGTATAATGTAGATGAATTAATTAAATCTATTGATACTACAATTTTTGAATTATTACCTGTAGAAGAACCAGAATTACCTGAGACTGTATTAAAAGTAATATATGATGCTGCATTAGAAGATATTAGACTAAGAGATATAACAATAGCTGAACAAACGGATATTATTTTAGATTTGAGAGCTAAAGTTACTGAATTAGAAATTGTATCACAAAGTTTACGAGTAGAAATTGATGGTAAAGAACTTTTAGTAGCAAATGCAGATAATATAGCTGCTCAATCAACTAATAAAGTTTCAACAACAATAATTGATTTACAAAATGCAATACAAAGAGCAATTGCTGAATCTATTCAACGAGTTTCTTTATTTGCAAGAAATCAAGCATTAGAACAGGAGTTAGGTGCTTTAAGAGACCAATTATATGGTAAGCAAGGTAAATTGGCAGAAGGTGCTAAAGTAGGTGAAGATTTTTCAGCAAAAATAATTGAGGTTAAAAATAAAGATATTGGAGATATAGCATATAGAGCAAGAGCAAATAAAAACACAGAAGAATTTATTAACGGACCTACCTTAGAATTAACTAATTTCACTACAGATAAGGATACAACAATAACATTTAATATTTCTGGAGACCCAATTATTAATGTTCCTGGCTCAGTAACTTTAAAAGCAGGTGAAACTAAAAATGTTACATTAAAAGAAAATATTGGTTGGATTAGAGACCAAAAACCTAAAGGTTCTGTAGGTTTTGCTGGAGATAGAGAGTATAGAAGCTCATTAAAAATTAAATCAAGTGCAGGTTCTAGTTCTGAGGTTTCTTTATCAATATATTTAGAGAAGTTTAGGGGAAGTAGTTAAAAGTAAATAATATGGCATTACAATCAATAAAAAGTGTAATTGAAAATAAAGGCTATTTAATCGACCAAAAAGATAGGGCTATCTTTGAGTTGGGAGATTTACAATCATTTTTTGGTTTTAGTGAAAATGATGCCATAGAATTTATTGTTTATGATTCAAATGATAACCAATTGCCGCAAATAAATGGAGAATTGGTTAGGTATATAACACTATCAACACAAAATATAAATGATTATTTTTTAATACCAAACGGAACAATTTTTCAAAAATATCAACTTCCAAAAGAATATTTCATAGATGTTGAAAGATTATTAAGAGAGGCTGGATATAACAATGGTATATTTAAAACTCAAATTACTTTAATAAATAAAAGAGTTGGTAGTAACAATATTTTGGATAAAATGTGGATATCAGAAATATCGCCATCAAGAACGGAAGTGAGATTGTTCCCACTAATAAAGAACCAACCCGCTGAATTATTAGATAATTTAAAAGAGCGATATAACACATTTGTAAATAATAAAAAATTTAGAGAAGATTATATAATCCAAGCATTTGAATACATTGAAAAAATAAACCCTTCTTTAGTTGGTTCTTTTTTAAAAACTAAATATGGAGAGTCTTTTTTTCAATCAATGGTAAATGAATATAAAATACAAAGTTTTGATATTTTTGTTACTAATGTACATAAATTATTTATGGAAGCATGTATTTATGAATTTACAAATAGAATATCAGATATAAATGATATAAATTATGGTAAAGCAAAAAAAATTAAACCAAAAGTTACAATATATAGTAATGAATTGCAAGCATCTATACAAAAAATACTCGTATCTGTATTAAATAAATTTTTACCAAATCCAGATATTAAAAATACATCAACATTTGATTTATCTACAAATGAAAGTTTAGATGAGGTATCTACGATTTTACAAAAAACAACATCTGATGTTATAGTTGAGACTGGCAAACCAACTGTTAAAACAATCGCTGTTGTAGAAAAAAAAGAACCTGTACTAAATACTGATATCAAATATAAATTAAAAAAACAATTACCAATAGACGAACCACCACCAATAATAAAATTTCCTAAAGATATGATTCCGCCGGTTGATGACTCAGGACCTATTATTGATATTATAAAAGTAGATGATATTCCTATAAAGCAATTTCCAATGGAGGATATTGTTATTTCAGACGTTATAATAAAACCATTTCCGGAAACTGATATAAGAATACCAATTCAAAAAGATTTAGATGAAAATTCAGATAAAAGAAATGATAAAATATTTGGCGGCGGCGGTTCTAAATTTAGAAGTATAGGTAAAAATAAATCAAATGGCGAAATAAATGTTGATGATTATTTTTCTAAAGAAATAGAAAATCTGAATTACGAATAAATATGGCAAGAATACTTGATATAGAGGATAGTTTAGAACCAAAAAGTGATGCACAAAAATTAGAATTTTTAAATGCATTAGAAAGCGGTGTTTCTGAAAATGGGGATGTATATATAAAAAACCCATCAACCGGCGCACCTATTCCGGTATCAAAAAAACCAGAATCAATTGGCACAATAAACTATACACCTGATTTCAGATTTGTTATCAATTCTTCTGAAAAAAATTCTTATGTATGTATAAATGGTGAAAATATATTTAAATCAACACCATATTCTTTTGATATAAATGTAGAAGATGTACTAAAGCAAAATAATAGTTATACTATTGAAGTAAAAAAAGAAGGGTATATTAATAATGAAAAATATATTATTGAAACTCTTTTAGATTACAAATATTATAAAGACGATTCTTTTATTAGGGATTTGACTCCTGTCGATAATAATTACAATCAATTTGACAAAGATGGGCTTCCAAATAGAAATTTTGATTCGGGCGCAAAACGAGCTTCAGAACCAGTTTTTGTAAAAGAACCAATTTATACTTTAAGGATAACAAAATACGAAAATGATATTCTTGTACCATATGATTATGATGTATCTAGTAAAATAAAAAATTTAGATTTTAATAATTTTAAATTAAAAGATAGATTACCAATTGATTATACACCTAAAGAAAAACTTGAATCTTTAGATATTTCTTTAAATGGGCCCGAGTTTTCTGCAATTTTATTAATAAATGATTCCGAAAGAATTGAATTAAAAAAAGGTGAAAATAATTTATTGTATCCATCTGGTACAAAGGTAAAAATTGTTGAAGCTAATAAAACTTTTAGAATTGTTAGTATAGTCTTAACGGGTAAAACAGAAAAAAAATTAATTGAAGCAGAGGATACATTAGAAAGTATAAAAAGTGATTTTATTTTAAAATCAAATTTGGCGATAGAAATAATATCAGAATTTATTAATATTACTGTAAAAGAATTACCAAGTTTATTTTTTAGTAATGAAAAAGAATTTTCTAAATATAATATTAATTCAAAAGCTGGAGTAGTTATTGGATTAAAAAAAGCTGGAAATTTAGATAATGTAAAAGCTTTTCTTAATAACCAAACTATTGATTTCGGAAATCCTTTTGAAACTGTAAGAGGAGAAACGGCAGCTATAGCAATACCTGAAAAATATTTTGATAAAATTGGTGTATATAAATTAAGTTTAGTACCATCAAATCAAGATGGAAATGGTGAATCAATAGAATCTATTATTAATGTAGTAAGTGAAGCATATGTAGGAATACCAGATATACGAAATATAATCTATCCTTCTACAATAAAAGGTAAAGATTATTGTGGATATGATGTTGATTTTGAAATAGCATGGCAATCAATAAATACTGATTACATTTTAATAAAACCTTTTGGTACTTCTACAACAACAAAAGCTCAGGCGGCTGGAAAAATTAAATTTAATTATGGTGAATTATTAAAACTTGCATCTAAACAAGATGGTAACTCAATTACTTTAGTATTAACACCCTATAATATAAGTGGTATAGAAAAAGTAGTTGGTAAAGATGAATTAATTATTATAAATTTTGAAAAGTCTAATAAAATAGTACCAAAAGAAACTGCAATAAATAGAATAGCTGAAGGATTTTTGGGACAATTGAATCCAAACATATTTGCAGAAGAAAACTCAAAATATTTAACGCACGTTTTACATTTAGGTAATGGTAATAACAAAATAATTACAACTTGGCTTGGGGATAGAGAATCTTTGATATTAAAACTATACGAACCAATATCAACAGCAATTCAACCAAATGACCAAGTATGGATTTCTAAAATTCAATCGAATCCTATAATAGAAACCATTTCAATTACTGGTATTGATACTGATGTTTGTCCACAATTAAGAGGGCCAAACTTTTCAATAGAGCCAGATACCGGACTTGGATTCGAAGTATTTACGGATTTAATAGCTAGTGGTTCTACAACTTCGGATTCAATAGCAAATAGATACTTAGAAAGTGTTGGCATTGATACCAAAAAATTGAATATACAATATTCGAGTGGTTCTTTCTATACATTTGAAAACTTTTCCCATTTTGGTTCAGCTACCGAAAGAGCAGAAAACTTTTTCTTTAAAATAAAATTAATTGAAAAATTAAAAAATAGATATAATGCATTATCTGCAAATACATTTACTCCACCATATGAAGCGTATGAAGGTGGATTGACAGCTGAAGCTGCTTCTACACATGAAGTAGTATTAACTTTAGATGGTGCTCAAATATTAACGGAAGATGGATTGTATGATATCCTTTGGGAAGTTCAGCAATTTACAAGTCCCAGTCAAGCTAATGAGGCAAAAAAAATATTAGCAGATTTAAATGCAGCAATTAGAAATTTAGATGGATTTGAATATTATTTATATAGTTCAACTGATTCATTAGCATATCCTAAACAAATATTTGTAAATCCAATAACAAGTGTACCATCGTATATACTTAGTCCAACTACAAATACAAATGTTATAGCATGGTACGAAGCTTTGGTGCAATCAGCTATAAATTATGATAAGTACAATAATAATCTTTTAAAAAACAATATACCTGAATTTATTTATTCAGATTATAATAACGACCAATTTTTATTGTTCTTAGATATGATAGGACAGCACTTTGATATTATTTGGAGTTATATTAATGCATTAAATAGAGTAAAAGTTATAGAGGAAAAAGTTGATATGGGTATACCTGATGATTTGGTATGGCATTTATTAAAATCATTTGGTTGGGATGGTAAGAGAGCATTTGATTCTCAATATTTGTGGGAATATGCATTTGGACAGTATAAAGAAGGATTACAAAAATACTCAATATCATTAGAAGAAGCTAATAATCAAGTTTGGAGAAGAATTATAAATAATTTACCATATTTGTTAAAACACAAAGGTACAGCACGAGCTATGAAAGCTATTATGGCATGTTATGGTGTACCACAATCTCTTTTAACAATAATGGAATTCGGAGGACCTACTGACCCAACAAATGGTGGTTCTCAAAAATTTACTTTTGAAGATAGGACTGCAGCTATTTATTTACAAGAAAGTTCAAGCTTAATAATTCCATGGAAAGAAGTTGATGGAAACAAACCAGCAGTCATTGAGTTTAATTTTAAACCAAATACTTTACCAAATACTCAATATACATTACTATCGGCAAGTCAATGGACTTTAGACTTGATACAAACAACGGGTTCATTTGGAAAATTAGAATTAAATTTTGGTGGAGATGCATCTTTGGTATCTTATTTTGAATCAAGCGGTGTTTATTATCCATATATAACTTCGTCTGTTGAATATGTATTTGGTCCTGATTTGGTAACCGGAAGTTTAGATTTTCCAATATCTACAGAATATTATTCTACTATTTGTATTAATAGAAATGATTACGCTGGAAATGGTTCATTATTTGAAGTTTGGTTAGGAACATCTAATGGAGATAGAATTATCACATCAGTTAGTATGTCTATTTTTACAGAAGATACACAATGGACTAGTGGTTCATTTATACAAATTGGTGGTAATGGATTTAAAGGTAATATTGATGAATTCCGTTTATGGAGAGTTCCATTACAAAGAAGTAAATTTAATAATCATGTACTTCAGCCTGATTCAATAGCTGGTAATTCATATACTGCTTCTACAACTGATTTATTATTCCGTTTAGATTTTGAATATCCAAAAGATAGAACAGCAGACCCATTTATTAAAAATGTAGCAATAAATCAAAGTTATGGTGAATTATATGCTTCGGCAAGTAATATGTATTCTGCATCAACATATCCTTTTCAATATACACCATACGAAAGGACGGTTACGGCAACTGTACCATCTTTAGGATTTAACGTTTCAAATAAAATTCGTTTTGAAGAACAAACTTTAATTTCAAATCTTTCACATAGAATCAGAGCAACAAAAAAATCGTTTGATAGAGCCCCAATAGATTCATCTCGTTTAGGATTATTTTTCTCTCCAATAAAAGAATTAAATATGGATATTATAAAATCTTTTGGAGAATTTAATATTGATAACTATATTGGTGACCCATCTGATGAATATAAAGAAACTTATAGAGAATTAGATGAATTGCGTGAATATTATTTTCAGAGGTTAGATAGAAACATTAATGAATATATTCAATTAGTAAAATATATTAATAAATCTTTATTTGATGTTTTGATTGATTTAGCCCCAGCAAGAGCTAAGGTTTCAAAAGGTTTGTTAATAGAACCACACTATTTAGAAAGAAGTAAAACACGCTGGGATAAACCAGTTTCGTTAAGAAATGATTTTGAAACATCTATTAATACATTTAACGATATAAGTATTAATTTAACATACGATGTTTATAATAGTGAATTAGATTTAAATAATTCTACAACATTAGTGGGTGATATAAATAATTATGAAACAACAATAAACCTTGATTCTGAAACACAATTAGATTCATCGTATCTTACTTATACTACTGAAATAAATTTAGATGATAATACTATTTTAGAAGCTATCGCTCCTTTTTATAATGCTGAAATCACAGTACCAAATGGTGCTACATTAAGTGGAGAAGCAGATGTATTTAATATAGAAATTATCGGAATGGAAAAAGATTCTATATCAAACTTAGGTTATGGTCTTTTTGCAATAGGTGGAGTTGGTATTTTTAAAAAGTATGATTTTCTTGGAAATTATACTCAAAGTAGACAAAATATTTATTTAGTGAAGGAACAAAAAAACCGAAAAGTATCAACACAAGTTTCTGGATACCCTACAAATGGAGCAGTATCGGGCTCGCAAGTAAAATACGAAGATGTTTTAGTTCCATACAATAAATTCAGAGTTTCTTTAATTCCATTTAGTGGAAGTTTAGTTGTGGGTAATGAAATAGTTTCAGTCACACCTTTAAATGGTTATTTACCAAGTCATTACCGATATGTTAATAATTTAGGTGAAGGTATGATACGTTCTTTTTGGAAGGGTTCTCAACAAACCACAGCAACAACACCTGATGGGTTATCTCCAGTAGAAACATTTACAACCAATCCTAACATACTTAGAGTGGCTAAGACCGGTAGAGGTAGTGGTGAACCAATACTTGAAGTTGATTAAAATTGAAAATAATAATTGGTTATATTTATTTTAGAAATAAAGCATTAAAAACAATATCAAATGGCATATTTAGATAATACCGAAATTACCGTAGATGCTATCTTAACTAAAAAAGGTAGACAAAAGTTAGCATCTGGTCAATCATTAAACATCACCAAATTCGCTTTGGGTGATGATGAAATTGATTATACATTATATGAACCGGCACACCCAAAGGGGTCAGCTTATTATGATTCTGCAATTAGAGCAATTCCTATTACAGAAGCAACTCCTGATGAAACTCAGGTTTTAAGATATAAATTAGTAACTCTACCAAAAGGAACTGTTCAAATTCCTTTAGTTAAATTAGGTGTACCTTCAATTGGTGTCACCCAATTAGAAGGTGGTGTAGGACTATCACCAACAACAAATCCGCCGAGTAACCAATCAGCTGGATATACAATGGTATTAGCTGACCAAACAGCTGGTACATTAACTGTAACAAAAGGAGCAACAGCAACAGGTACTGTTCCTGTTTTCTTAGGAGAAGAAGTTTCAACAACTGCACAAGTTGTAACTGGACTAGAATTTAGATTCACTCCAAACCCATCATTGACATTTGATGTATCAACAACAATTACTGTTTTTGGAAATGAAACAGGCGGTTCTCAAACTATACCTGTAACAGTAACTTATCAATCTTAAAATTAAAATAGAATATGGCACTAATAAATGACCCTAATGTAACCGCCCAATTAGCAGCATTAGCAAATCAGGGAACAATTGATACAAACGCAATTGTATCTTTGTTAAACTCTGTTTTACCAGCAGGACAACAAATTGCAGTTGGTTCGGGTGTTACAAACGGAATATACAAAAGATTTGGAGATTTTGATAAGGTAAATGCAAAAGTAGAAGTTGTAACAACTGGATTATGGTCAAATGATTCTGGTTCTTTAACTTCATTTTTTACCTCATCAACCCAAGTAAGCGCAACAAGCGGACAATACTACTATAATATTTATAACGAAAACCCAACAACTTATTCTTCGGCAGAAGTTCAGTATGCAGTAGCTTATGGACACGTTGATGGAAGTGGCTCAGTAAGTTTAGCAACTGATGATAATTCATTATTAGCAACTAAAGCAACTTACGCTCAATACCGTACAATGTTATTGGATGACCCTACTGCTAAATTCAAATTTGAAAATGGAAGCGGAGTAGCAACTGAATCAAATAATATTTATATTATCAATATAGCTAGAGCAAGATTTAGAGAGGAAATGGATGCTGGAAACTGGTCATTAAAACTTTCTGGTTCAAATGGTTTATTTACATTTATAGATGATAGTGGTAAGAAATTCGGTGATACATTGGGTAAAGCTGGTAGGGTATTTAAAGTAGTATCCGGTTCTCTAAACTTAGGAACTCAAAATGAGGCAACAATAGTATCAACAACATCATCGAATGGTCTTGGATATGGATTATTTTATCCTGATAAAGGTATAGTAGTTTTAAATCCATCAGCAGTTGGAACTATTGTAGGAAATGTAGGAGGCGTTGGACAGACTAATACTGGAAGTTTAGTAGGTGGAGTATTAACAACTCATGAAGCTGTTAATCATAAATTATTACATTTTGCAATTCAGAAAGGTGGTGATTTTGAAGCAAGAAGAACTGAAGATGTATCAACTCAACATTTCTTTGTAAGAGCAACAAATAGAGAATTTAATTATTCTAATAACCCAACCGCAATTAATACTGATGGTACTTTTGCAGAAAGCACTTTTAATACTGACCCACAAACATTTATTACAACAATAGGTCTTTACAATGATTCTAATGAAATGATTGCTGTAGCTAAAACCTCACAACCAATCGTCAAATCATTTGATAAAGAAGTCCTTATAAAAGTTAAACTTTCATTTTAATACAAATAAAAATTTAATTTGAAAAAACCCCCGAAAGGGGGTTTTTCGTTTGAGAAATATTTATATAAAATAAAAATAAATGTTAAAAGAAATACCAAAATCGGATGTAGTAATTAGACCTTTTAAAGTTTATAAAGAATGGGTTTTGGATGAAAATGATATAAATCCTATTTTTGGAAAAAGTGGAAGTTTGGGTAATTATGATGAGGAGATAGAAGAAAAATCTTATGGTATAGCAAAAATACCCTTTTATCATTCAATAAAAGCACAATTCTATACAAACCCATCAACAGGTTCGATACTAACTGAAGTTGGTAAAAGAATTTCATATACTTCAAAAAATGAAAGAGTATTAAACAATCAGTTAGTTGTTTTTTCTATTCCACAATCATATTATGGCGAAGGAATTAAACCGGGAAGTTTTATTTTTACTGATGGTGTAACATCTAAGACATATACTGATGATTTATTTTCAAATATACAAGATTCGGGAAGTAATATTGCCGGTAACATATTTTATGATAGAGGTTTGGTTGTTTTTACACGTGATATAGTAAGCGGTTCAACATTTAGTGGTTCTTTTTCTTTAGCTTATCGTTCAACAAAAACTATATATGAAAATGAAATATTTATTTCTGTTTTAGAAAATGAATTTAATGTTTCACAAAACCCAACAGCTATTGATTGGAATAGTGATAAAACGTATGGTAAAATAAAATTGTATTCAATTACATCATCAATAGATTCTTCAAAAGTAGGGGGGTTTGGTGAATACGATTACAGTTCCTCAGTAGATTTGACTGGTTCATACCTAGCTCCATATATAACAACAATAGGTTTATACGATAACGAACTTAATATGGTTGCGGTGGCAAAATTACCACAACCAATAAAATCTTTACCCGATTATCCTGTAAATTTTATTATTCGTTTAGACACATAAGGTTATATTTATATAGAGATAAAATTATAAAAAATGCCAACAATCAGAGATATGTACGCAAAAACTCCTCCAAAAACTGGAGCAGCTAATGTAAAAGGTGTAGATACAACACCAATCGGTATTGATAACCCCAGAGGTGAGATGAAACCTTCAAAGGATTTAATCAAAGATGAAAAAAGATTGTTTAAAGCTAGAGGTGGGGTATTAAAAACTAAAAAATACTCATCCAATCCATCGCTAAGATAATATGAGTTGGAAATTTAAGGGAAATATTGTTACGGAAGAAAATACACCCGATGGTGCTATTGGTTTTGTTTATAAGATTACACATATTCCTACTGGTAAGACGTACATAGGTAAAAAATCATTAAAGCAAGTCCGCCGGCTAAAACCCCTAAAAGGAAAGGTTCGTAAAAGAGTAGTTCGTAAAGCATCTGATTGGGAAACATATTATTCATCAAATGAATGGATTAAAGAAGAAATAAAGGCAGGTAGGGTTGGAGATTTTGAGAGAGAAATTATTCAGTTTTGTTTTTCAAAAAAATCACTCACATATTGGGAAGTTTGGTGGCAATTTAAAATGGAAGTTTTGTCTAATCCAAATTCATTAAATGAAAATATTTTAGGAAAATTCTTTCGAAAGGATATATATTAATAAATACACGTTATGACACTTACAGAAATTTGTAAAAAATATGGCATTTCAGATGCATATTTAAATTCAAAAGATGATGCACACTCTATCGCAGCTGCATCATTATTAGACCTTAAACAATTTGTTCTTGCGAATCAACCTAGAGAAGAAGTAGCAAATAAATTACAATTTTTATCTGATTTTTTATTGGATGTTAAAAATTCATACGGCGGATAAATATATTTGGTTTATTCAAAAAATAGTTGTATATTTACTTAGTTTTTGTGGATATAACCTAAATTATGTTATCGGCTAGAAATAAGCTAAAAATAATCACTATATTAGACTCGGCATTAGGAGTCGGTTCATCTCTGAAGGGGAATGAACAAGCTCATTATTGTCCATTTTGTAATCATCACAAAAAGAAACTACAAATAAACATAGAGACCCAAAGGTGGCATTGTTGGGTATGTGATTCTAAGGGTAGAAGTATTGGTTCATTACTTCGTAAACTCAATGTAGACCTAAGAGATATAACGATTGTAAAGGATATATATGGTGATGAACCTGAATATAATGCAAAAGAGGAATTTGTAGCTAAATTACAATTACCAACTGAATTTAAACAATTATACTTTAAGAAAAAAGGTATAAACCCAATCTATAACCAAGCCATTCACTATTTAAATAAAAGGGGTATTACTCAAGCCGATATTGTTAAATACAATATTGGTTATTGTGAAGATGGATTATATAGTGGTAGGATTATCATACCATCTTATAATGAAGAAGGTGACCTTAATTATTTCATAGCTCGCTCGTTCTATGAAGATGAAAAAATGAAGTATAAGAATCCACCAATTAGTAGAGATGTAATCGTATTTGATAATATGATAAATTGGAATGAACCAATTGTTTTAGTGGAAGGTGTATTTGATTCTTTTTCGGTAAAAAGAAATGTAATTCCGCTATTGGGAAAATTTCTACTTAGTAATCTGAAAAACAAAATATTAGAAAAAGGTGTAAAGGATGTAACTATTATATTAGATTCTGATGCTGTTGAAGATTCTACAAAACATACTGATTGGTTTATGAAGAATGGTATCCGAGTTCGTAATATTATTCCAACCGATAAAGATGCTGGTGAAATGGGTTTTCAAAAAGTAAATGAAATACTAAAAGATGCCAAAGAAACTTCGTGGGAAGATTTGATGATGGCGAAACTAAATAATATATGAGTTTAAAAAGAATTTATCATATAGCGGATATACATATTCGTAATGTAAAGAGGCACAAAGAATTTAGAGGTGTATTTGAAAAGATGTTTAATGAAATACGCCAAAGAGGTACGGAAGATTCAATGATTTATTTAGCAGGTGATATTGCTCATGCTAAATTAGAGATGTCACCTGAATTAGTGAAAGAGATTAGCTGGTTATTTACCGAATGTTCTAAACATTGTAAAACTATTCTTATTGCAGGTAATCACGATTGTAATATGAATAATTCGGACCGTTTGGATGTACTAACTCCAATCGTAGATGCACTTGATTTACCTAATTTTCATTACTTAAAAGATACTCAAATATTTTGGGAAGATGGAGTTGCATTTTCGGTATTCTCAATATTTGATAATAAAGATAATTGGCCTAAGGCAGATGATTGGATTATGATGCCGGCTAGAAAAAAGATTGCACTATTTCATGGACCTGTGGACCACTCACAAACTGATGTGGGTTATGTAGTATCATCTCGTCATTTCACAACTGATATGTTTGATGGTTACGATTTAGCCCTATTAGGTGATATCCACAAAAGACAAGAACTAATCTCACCAAAAGGTTGTAAGTGTGTTTACGCAGGTTCATTGGTGCAACAAAACTTTGGAGAAACCTTAGATAAGCATGGTTTCTTAGTTTGGGATTTAGAAACATTAACATATGAAGAAGTTGATATACAAAATGATTATGGGTACTATACTATGGATATTATCGGAGGAGTTGTACCTGACGTTACTGATTTACCTTTGTATCCAAGGCTTAGGGTAAGGTTTTCTGATACTGATGCGGTAGATACAAAGAAAGCAATCACCGAAATAAAGTTAAAATATGGTGTTGAAGATTTTACAACTATCAAAACTGATTCTTTAGCTAAGAAAAAGACTGGTGATAGAGATAACCAAATTCAATTGGAAGATATTACCGATATCACCTACCAAAACTCTCTCATTACCGATTATATACAAAGAATGATGCCGTTTGTGACAGATGAAGAAATCGAAGGCATACAATCTCTAAATAAAGAGATAAACGGAAGAATAGAGTTGGACGAACTAATAAGAAACGTAAAATGGAAGCCGGTAAGATTTGAATTCTCCAATATGTTCAGTTATGGTGAGGATAATGTAATCCACTTCGATAAAGTAAACGGATTAATGGGATTATTCGCACCAAATGCAGCAGGTAAATCATCCCTATTCGATGCAATTTCCTTTTGCCTGTTCGATAAGTGTAGTAGAGCCTATAAGGCATCACACATTATGAACAACCGAAAAGATGATTTCCACTGCCAATTAGATTTCGAAGTAGAAGGTGTACAATACTTTATTCGTAGGGAAGCCCGAACTATTAATAAGGGAAAGAACGTTAAGGTAGATGTAGAATTTTGGAGAGTGGTAGATGGGGTAACGGAATCCCTTAACGGAACGGAAAGGCGGGATACCAACCAGGTCATTGAAGGGTATGTGGGTAGGTATGAGGATTTTGTTATGACAGCATTAAGTTTGCAGGGGAACAACACCCTATTCATTGATAAATCTCAATCGGAGAGAAAAGATTTACTTGCTCAATTTATGGGGCTGGATATATTTGATAAGTTGTATGAGGCTGCATCAAATGAGATAAAGGAAGTGGCTGTACTTATCAGAAATTTCAAAAGGACGGATTTTACGACTGAATTAGCCACAAAAGAAACCGACTTAAAAGAAACAAAAAAAGAATTATCCGACTTAGAATCCCAATCAAAAGTTCTAAATAAACAAAAAGAAGAAATTCAAAATGGAATATCTGATTTAAAGGAATCCCTAACACCAATTGATACTAAATTAGACATCCAAGGATTAGGGGTTGCAAAGAGCACCATTCAACTAAAAATTCAAAACAATAAAAGTGATAGGGAGGATAAGAAAAGCAAAATAAACGAATATGGTGAGTTATTAGGGCAGGTATCTCAATCTATTAATGAGCATGCAATAGTAAATGGAATGGATATTAATGATGCCAAAAAAGAATGGGATTTGGCTAAAGGTAAATTAGCAGATGTACAACAACAAATAGACAAATTAGAATCACAATACGAATCTAATTTAGAGAAACTTAAACATTTGGAACAGCATGAGTATGACCCAAATTGCCAGTTTTGTATGAACAACGTCTTTGTTAAAGATGCTATTGCAACAAAAGAAATTGTTAAAACGCAAGAATTACAATTGGAAACTCTTAACATATCACATCAAATGTTAATTAAGGGCACTGAACCATATTCTGAAGTGGATGATGTTTGGGCTAAATTAGTAGAACTTCGTAACAAATATCATAAGGGTATTGTGGTAAGAGAAAAGGCTGAAGCTGAATTGGGAACATTAGAAACTCAAAAGGAATTACTTCAGAATCAATTAGATACTACTGAATCGGATATTGCAAAGTATTATGAATGGGAAGCTACTATTCAAAGAAATACTCAGATAAATGAACAAATTAAAATATTAGAGTCCGATAAAAAAGATGTAGATAAAAAGATTACTGAATTGAACAAAAAAATCACAGCATCTACAATGAAAATAGGTTCTCTTATTTCTTTTATAGATTCAACAAAAAATCAAATGAAAGAAGTAAAAGAATTAGAATCAAAAAGTTTTTTATATACCTATTATTTAGATGCAGTAAAAAAAGATGGAGTACCATATGAACTTATTTCAAAAATAATGCCTGTTATAGAGAATGAAGTAAATAACATTTTAGCACAGGTGGTAGATTTTTCACTTTCAATGGATACTGATGGTAAAAATATCAATGCAAAAATAGTTTACGAAGACCAAGAATGGACTTTAGAAATGTGTAGTGGTATGGAGAAATTTATATCGGGTCTAGCTATTAGAGTAGCTCTAATTAATATATGCGGATTACCCCGTCCTAACTTCTTAGTAATTGATGAAGGGTTTGGTACATTGGATGCAGATAATTTATCATCCCTATTTATGATGATGCAATATCTAAAAACCCAATTTGATTTTATTTGGATGATTTCGCACTTAGAGCAAATGAGAGATATCGTAGATGGACTGATTGAAATTAAGAAAGAGAATGGATTCTCAAAAATTAATTTTTAGGATTTACTGGTAATACATTTTTAGGTGGAATTTTTCTGATAGATTCCACCTTTTCTTTTATTAGGGTTTCTACTAACCCATTAATTTTGTAACCTTTATCTTTACAAAATTCCTTTAATAATTGATGAATATCAGCATCAATTTGTATCATTGCGTACTTTTTCATATATTTCTTTATTTTTCTTTAGAATTCTATATATAATTATGGAGATAAAAAAATATCTAAATATTTATTTTATATAACCAAAAATAAAAAATGCCTGTAATAAAAAAATTTGCAGAAAATTTATCACAAAATCTAACATCTTTTGGCGTATTTGAAGTAGATACAAACCCGAATTCTAAATATTTCAAAATTACAGAATTTAAGGATACTTTTACTGGTGGCAAAAACGGATTTTTAATTGAAGGAAGTGAACATCTCAAAGAATCTACAGAAGTAAAAATTCAAATTTTAGATGTTGAGGGAAATTCTATATATTATGAGCCAGGTAATGGAATACCAGAATATTACGAAGGTACATCAAAATTGATTGCTGTATATATCTATGATGATACTCCAATCGGAACTGCAAAAATAACTATTTTAGGTGAACTAAAAACATTTATTGATGAAAGTGGTGTTACACTTCCTATTCCTGATGATTGGAAAGATGTTTACAATGTAAAATGGGAAAAAACTTTTCAGATAAATAAACTTTTATCAAATGAAGATAAAGTTAGATTTTATAGAAGACCTGTTGTTAATATTGATGAAATAGTAAAACCAATTTTTAATAATGTAACAACTACTATAATTCAGACTGGTTCTTTAAATGGTATAGCCCAATCTCCAATAGCAGGACAAAAAATAACTGATGTTACAATACCTACAAGCTATTTACTAAAAATAAATGATTCTACCAATTGGACTGGCTCAGTTATTGGTACAACTATCTCTATTCCTAATTTAAATTATTCTCCATTAGTAGATAGTGTGATAAATAATAAAAACGTTTTAGTATTAAAACCCCACACAGATTCAAATGGATTAGTTCAAAATTTTATAAACGAAGGATATACAGCATCATTTAATTATATTGAAGGTGCAAATAATTTAAAGACAGCTTTGACGGGTTCTTTTGCTAAAATTAATTTAAGTGATATAACAACATTTGTGGGTGATTGTGCAAGAGTAAAAATATTTAGAAAATCTCAATCAGATTTAGCTGATTATCAATTTATTCAAGAAATAAGATTAGAATCAAATGAATTATTAAGAGATTTAGAATCAACCATAAAAAATGAAGAATTTTATGGTATTTTTGATAATACAAATTTTAAAAATTATTGGGTAACATCATCTAATAATCTAACAACATCATTTAATCAAAATTATTTATTTAATTCTATAAAATTAGATAGTTCTGGTATTAATAATTTTTATACCTCAAAGTCTTTAGATATAACCGAAGATACGGAATATTCACTTAATTTTAATGTAAGAATTGGTAGTAATCAAGTTTTAGCTGGAAATTATATTAATGTATTTTTAAGTGGTTCAAGACAATCATCAATTAATGGTTCGCCTACTACTATACAAATAAACCAAAATATATCAACCATAACAGCAGATAGTTCTCTATTACAAAAAAATCAATTATCAGCTAATTTTAAAGCAGAACAAATTAACAACGCAAAACTTTATTTTGAAATAAAAGGAAATGGTTGGCATTTAGCGGATGTTAGTTTAAGAGCATCTCAAGAGACTTCATATTCACCAGATTCAATTACATTTATTCAAAGTGTCCCAAGAAGTTTACCTGAAGAAACTTTTTTGTATAGATTTGAATTTTATGATATCAATAATAATTTTATACCCGTTTTAGTTGAAGCAAATAAAACTTTTAATGGAGGTAATTTACAAACAATACAAAAAGGATTAGTATTTACACCACGCTCATTACAATTTCAGTTTGATTCTGGTTCCAATCCTGTACCACCTACAGTAGTAGGGTTTACAGTTACCAAAAACTTATTAACGGGTTCGGTAACATACACATCTCAATCTTTTGACTTTGATGGTACTGAATTATTTGGTAATGATTATACATCATCAATAACTGTGGGTGGTGGATTTCCTGGTCTATTGGATGGTATAACATCTGATGCTCCAACAATGACAGTGCAACACTTTACCGGCTCAAGAACTGATAAGATTGTACAATTAGTAAAAATTACTGGAGAAGCTGAAGGATTTACTGATACTGTAATATTCACAAGAGTATTAGATGGATTTGGGGGCGTAAATTTTGTTATAAGACCATATAGAGGTACACAAATAAGGAATAGTAGTACATCGTCTTTGGAAATTCAAGCCATTCGTATTGATGGTGTTAATGATATTGAATTAAGTAGTTTAACTAAACCTGAAAAAGGATTTCCTGATACACAATTGCACATTATATCACGCTCTTTTGAAGGAAATGAAAAATTTGTAAACCTTGCTTATGCATCATCAAGTGGTTTAGTTATAGGTTTAACAAGCGGTTCTTTGGGTAGTGGCCAAATAAATTATAATGCTATTTTTAATAGAGATTCAATTGATGTAAGAAGAACAATTTTTATGATGTCATCAGCATCAGCAGCATCTGGCCCAGCATTTGAAACATCAGGATCTATTTTGGCAACAATTATTTTAGAGGATTTACAAGATGGTTTGGATACACCTTTTGTTTTATTTAATGCAGATACTTTTAATATAGACCCAAGAAATGAAAGTATTTTCAGACCTCAATCAGCAATAGCTACAGCATCTTTCTTTGAAAGGGGTGGAACAAATGCAATAACTGCATCATTTAGAGTATTTCCATCAATGTCAATAAATCAAAATTGGATTCCTGAATATTGGTTTTATTTTACAACCCAAAGTGTACATCCGGATATTTCAGTAATTGCAATTGATGAAAATCAAAGAACAATTGCAGCTGGGGCTTTGAATTCTTCAGTGCGTTCACCACTATCTCAGAGTAAAAATATTACAATCAAATTTACTTATACTGAACCATATTCTTCACCATCATTAGATACTGCATCAATTTCAGTAGATAAAACATTTACAATCGTACCACAGGGTACGCCAGGAGATGAAACAATTATATTTGAGGTCAATCCATCTACAATTACATTAGCAGCTAATTCACGTGGAGTTGTAAATGATTTTAAACCCAGTATTACTGATATACGATTAAAACAAGGGGCAAGATATTTGGTATTTAGTTCAAGTGCAGCTTATGACCCATTTTATTCACATGGACAATTTTATATAGCAAGTTCATCTATTATAGAAAGGAATGTCAAAGCTGGTAATATACATTTTACATCATCTTTTGGTACTCAATATACTGCATCACTTATTGTATCCCAATCATCAAATTTTACTAATCTAAGTGGAAGTATTACATACCCATTAGTAATTCATCCATATTTCACATCATCTATATATACTGCTAGTGTTGTAGTAAATTATACCAAAGTATTAGATGGACCTCCTCCAATTCAAATTGTAATTTCACCAACATCAGTATCTATACCCGCTGATGAAGTAGGATTTGTATCCTCACATACAAATGCTAATACAACAATCAGAGTAAAAGAAGGTGATGATTTTTTAACATTTACAACTCAATCTACTGCGGCCGGAACATTCAGAATAAATTTAATAGAAACTAAAGCTGTGGAATTAGGTTCTGCAGGTCCTTATTACATAAGAACTGGCTCTTTATCATCATCATCATTAAGTACAGCAACGATTAATTTTAATAGATTTGATTATCCACATGTATCTGCAAGTGCAATTTATACAATACAAGTATTTCCATTCGCTTTAGGGGCAGGGCATGAATACACATCTTCTATATTTGAAAGAACACAAACATTTACAAAAAATGTTTCAGTTCCAAATGCAAGAACAGTAGAATTAAATGCAAATCCTTATACTATAAATTATAATAGAGATGGGTACAAAGTAGCACCAGATGGGGATGTTGAATTAAAAGCGTTAGCACAAAATTATACAGGTTCAACTTGGTTTACACTATTTTATATTGATACTGATGGTAGTGAAACCTTATATGATGGGCCTTACTATGAAGGTGTACCTTATTATACATTTATTGTTCCAGCCACCGATGCAGCAGGACCTGGTGAAAATAAAACTTGGAGAGTAAAATTAACTGATGGTAATCCATATACTTCTTCTATATATAATCCTTATAGAGCTGAAGCTCAATTAACAATAGCTGGTATAAAAGCGGGAGCTGATGCATTTAAAGTATCTGCTGATAATCTAAATACATCAATTACTGCAGATTTATTCACTACAAACTTTGAAGGAACAGCAATTAAATTACCTACATTCAAGGGTGTTAATCAATTGCAAAATGTCATAACAGCAGCATACCCATCACCACAGGCAACCGATTATGACTATTTAAATAACTTAATTGGTATATTGGGATTTTCTTCAGCATCAATTTTTTCAAAATCACCTTACATTACTTTATCATCAAATAAGATATTAACAAATCCGGCATCTCTTAGTAATATAACTGGTTGGCAAAAACCAGCAATTAATAAAAGTGGAGAGGTTGTTTATAAAATAGAATTTGAAGGATATTCTACAAATTTAGGAACAGCACCACCCACTAGATATACAGAATTTGTAACTCAATCATTTGCAGTACAATTTACAGAACCAGCACCATATGATGTAAAATTAACAAGAGAGAATGCTGCAGCTGTATATAAAGTTTCTGGTGAGATGACACTCGCTAATACTAGCACGCAAATTTTTGCAAATAGAGGTACTCTTGCATTAACAAATAAACCTGCTGGATTTACTTCACCACAAACTGATGCATATGGAAGTTCATCATATGAACAACAATATAGAGTACAAATATCTGCAGTATCCGGTCATCTTACATTAAGTGGGGGATTGACTGCTGGAAGTTATTTGCCAGGTACCCCAACAGCAACTATGGCGGGTGTTACAGGTTGGAATACTCCTGAAACAAATAGAACTGCTATCATAGTTTACCAAATAATTTGTGAAGATAGACAATCAATTTATAAAACCCAATCTTTATCAGTACAATTTGAGGGTGAAACAGGACCAGGTATAGTGATGCGAGGTGAGTGGGACCCGACGTTGGATTATATTGGTGGAGTTGAGACTACAAATAATCGTAGAGATGCGGTGACATATTTAGCAACGCAAGATGATGTAAAATACTATGCAGCTATAAGTGGTTCAGGTCCCACAACATATGACCAAAACGGAGTATTAGTAAATTATCATGCACCTACTCCGTCAGGTGATAATGATTGGTGGGAATTTTTAGGAAGTCAAGATTTCTTTGTTTCAGCAAAATTGGCAATATTTGAAGAATCATATGTAAGGAATACGATAAATGTTGGCACATACAATAATACATCAAAATACGCTAATATTGTTTTAGCTGGTGGTAGGTCAGACCCATATATTTCGTTAGGTCAGCATGGTACTGTTGGTACGGGTGGTACAAGTGGAACAAGTATAAATCCATCTACATCTGGAGCAGCTGGAACTAGCGGTACAGGTGTAATAGGATATGACAGACCGGGTATTTTTCTTGGATTGTATGAGCAAGGTGCGGCAGGAACTTATGGTAGATTATCAATAAAGGATTATTCCGGTGATAACTATATGAAATGGGATGGTGAAGCTCTTATTCTAAGTGGTTTATTAAACGCCGGTGGAATGAAGCTTGGTAGAGGAGTAAATGGTGCTAATAATGGGTTGTATCTAAACGCCAACAACTATTGGTATGATACTGGTACAAATTTTAAAGTTGGTGGTTCTTCAAATTATTTAGAGTGGGACGGGACAACATTAACACTTAGAGGCTCTTTAAAACAAACACCTGGCGGAGTTAATGAAGGTAGAATAATGGGGCCTTGGGCAAGTGGTACTATTTACTATACAAACGATATTGTTACTTATAGTGGAAATACTTGGACAGCAAATTCAGACCATACATCAACAAATAACACCAGTGCTGCTACAGGTTACCCTGGATTTGGCCCTTGGACAATAGCACCAATTTCTGCAAAATTATTAAGATTAGAAGCATCTAGTCAAGTATTTATTGAGGCACAAAATGGTACACTATCTCCAGATTGGGTTGAATTAAATTCTAATAAACAAAACATATCAGCAACTACAAACTGGACTACATCACCATCTGTAACTTTATATGATGCATCATCTGGTGGTAATGTAACAACAACAGGTAACACTGTATTTTTAAGAAAGGCTGATTTTGGTGTAAATACTTTAGTAGAAATTTCTGCAACCGCAGATTCAATAACTGATACCGTAACAATTGCAAGAGTACAAGAAGGAACTGATGCATTAACAATTTTTTTAACAAATGAATCTCATACTTTACCTGCAAGTAGTGCTGGTGTTGTAAGTGATTATAATGGAAGCGGTACTAATATTTTCATTTATGAAGGAGCAATACAATTAGATTATGATGGAGCAGGAACTGCGGCGGGCAAATTTACTGTTTCAACAGCGGTTTCAAATATTACTGCCGGTTCAATAACTGATGGTGGAAATTATGCAATAGTAGGAAATCATAGTAATATGACTGCAAACTTAGCATCGGTTACTTATACTTTGACAGGTAAAAAATTAAATGGAGATTCATTTTCTATTGCAAAAGTACAATCTCTAACAAAATCAATAGCAGGTGCTGCTGGTGCTACCGGCGCTGCTGGAGCCGGAGTGGTTTATAGAGGGAGATGGACGGTGGGTAGAACTTATACTAAAACATCAACAAGAGTTGATGTTGTTCAAGGAGCAGATGGAGCTTATTATTTAGCAAAATCAACTCATACCGCTGGTGCTGGCCAAGACCCAACGGGAGGAGCAGGTATCACTGGAACTCCGGCAACTTATTGGGAATCTTTTGGAGCTACATTTAGTTCGGTAGCTACTGATGTTCTTTTTGCTCAAGACGTTTACGCAAATAGAACAGTAAACGTTGGTTCAAGTGGTTCGGTTGCAGTAATACAACTTAATGCAGATTCAGCAAATAGTGGTTCAAATCCTTTTATTTCAGTAGGACAAAGTTATACGGGTTCTTCCGGTTTTGACCAGTACGGAATATTTTTAGGATTACTTTCTGGTTCAGCAAAAATGTCTTTGAAAAATACAGCAGGTGATAATTTTATGAAATGGACTGGAAATTCTTTAGAAATTCAAGGTTCTGTTAATATTACTGATGGTAGAATTGGAGGTGGAATAGGAAGTGAAGTATGGCAAGTAGATGGCGGTCTTTTGTACGCATCTGCATCTGTTGGTCAAATTAAATTAAATGCGGACCGTCCTGCAATAGAAATTTATGATTCAGCTAGTAATTTGAGAGTTGATATAAATCCGAATGGTCAATTATCAACAACTGTAGCAATAACTACACCAATATCCGCTTCAGCATCTCCAAATATAGTACAAGAAAATTATGCAACAGCAGAAAGTGCTAATAACTCAAGTAATTCTCCATTTGTAGTGTTTTTCGATACCAACCCTATGGTCAGTTCAAGTGCAAGTCCAAATTCAGCATCATTTTATGTACCAAGCAGTGCAGAAGGATTAGCAGCGATTATTACAGTCACAACATCAGGTAATTCTTTTACATCAGCAGACGTAGTTGGTTCAGGAACAATTTCATCAGGACAAATGACTCAAACATATGGTGTTAGAGTTTTTGCAGTACCACAAACTTACATAGGTCCCGAAGAAACAATTGCAACAAAGATTGCATATGCAACAAAAACACAAAGTTTTGGTTATCTTGCTCAGGTAGATATGGAAGTAAATTTAACAAATACATTCGTAATTCCAGTAACTTTAAAAGGTGGATATTTTTATAGAATACAAACATTTTCTTCTTATTTAGAAGCCCAATATGATTTCTTACCGGACATTGATGTTCTCCCCCCGCCATATATTGATGGCCAAGTATATAATGACGCAAACTGGGGTGGTGGTGATGGTCAATCACCAAAATCACCTGTTTTAAACACAGTATCGGTTAATATAGCTCAATCTAAAACCGAATTAATTGCAGGTGGTATGCAAATTGTATATGATAATACAAGGTTTGTAAAAATGCCTAGAGCTGAATCTGGAGCAGTATTAATAGTAAGTGGTGGTTTAGATGTTGGTGGAACAATAACAAATTTTCCCGGTTATGTAACAAGTAGTAATTATTACGCTGTCCCACCAGGAGGATTTTTTAATGGTGTATTTTCACATGGAGCTAATACTGGATATTCTAAATTAGTAAATGGATTAATACTTCAAGCGGGATACGTATCGACAGCAGGAAATTCAGCTGCTAATGTTACAGTTACTTTCCCATTAGCTTTTCCAACTAAATGTTTAGCTGTAACTTGTGCTACTGACAGAAATTCTGATGGTTCCAGGGGTTTTAATCACGTTTATGATGTAACCGCAGCCAACGCTAAGTTAGTTTTAGATGCGGGTGGTGATGGATATTGGATAGCCGTTGGATATTAAAAAAAAATAATATGATATATTACGCAACTATAAATGAAAATGGAGAATACACTGGATTTTATACACGTGAATTACATGGTGATAAAATACCAACACCAAATGTTGAACTTAACGAAGAACAATGGAAAGAAGCACATACCCAAGTTAAAACTGGGAAATGGAAATGGATAATGGGAGCGCATACTTTTGTTCCCTATACTCAAATGGTATTGGATAATATTGAATTAAATAAAATAAGAGCTCAAAGAAATGAATTATTAAGAAATTCGGATTGGACTCAATTACCAAATAATCCACTAACATCAGAAAAACAGGCAGAATGGACTTTGTATAGACAGAAACTAAGAGATATTACAAAATCAATTCCTTATATTATTCCTAATCCTCCTCAGTCTTAATTCATTCATATAGATAAATAATTTCAAATTTATATATTTATATATATAAAATAATATTTAATTATGGCAATAAAAACAGAACAACTACCACAAGAAATTGTTGATAAATTAAGAAAATTACAATCGGATTCTAACGATGTGATTTTTGAATTAGGACAAGTTGAAGTGAGATTTTTAGATTTAAAGAAATACAAAAAATCTTTAGAAGAAAGCTTTACAAAAATGAAAATAGAATTGGATGAAATTTTAAAAAATTTAGAAAATAAATACCCAAATGGAGAAGTGAGCCTACAAGAAGGTACAGTAACATTTGAACAATAAATTTGATAAGTATAAAATAATTTCGTATATTTGTAGTTATGGATAAAAAAAGATTGTTATATGTCTGTCCACATCTTTCTACTGGTGGCCAACCTCAATATACTTACAAGCAAATTAAACATTTTTTAAATGATTTTGAGATTGAAGTAATTGAAATAAATAATAGTGGTGGGGATGCATTTGTAGTTCAGAAAAATAGAATTAAATCATTAGTACCAGTACATACTTTGGGGGAAAACAAAAAACAAATTTTTGATTTCATAAGAATCTTTAATCCCGATATTATACATTTTCAAGAAATACCGGAATTTGATTTACCTATTGATATTGTAGAAAAATTATTTTCAAAAGATAGAAAATATTTTATAGTATGTACTACGCATGGCTCATTAACAAATCCATCGGATATAATTTTTCATCCAGATAGATATGTTCTTGTTTCGGAATGGAGCAGGCAGAGATTTGTAGATTTGGGTATTGAAACTTTAGTTTGGGAATATCCAATAGAAGAATATCAATTTAATAAAAAAGAAGCACAGGAAAAATTAGGACTAGATTCAACATGGAAGCACGTTCTTAATGTTGGTTTGTTTTCTCAAGGTAAAAATCAAGGTGAAATATTTGCTATAGCAAGGCAATTAGAAAAATATAAAATTAAATTTCATTTTGTTGGAAATCAAGCTATGAACTTTGAAAGTTATTGGAAACCATTAATGCAATACAAACCTGAAAATTGTATTGTGTGGGGAGAAAGAAATGATGTTGATACATTTTATGAGGCATGTGACCTTTTTTATTTTTCTTCAAAATTAGAATTAAATCCATTATCAGTTAAAGAAGCTCTTTCATATAAACTTCCTTGCTTATTTAGAAAGTTACATACATACTTAGATACATACGATAATAATTCATTAGTAACTTATATTGATGATGATTTAAAACTTACAAAAAGAATTATTTTAGAAAAGCTACAACCTGAATTTAATGAAATACCTGGTTGGTTTGCATACTCTGAATTATATAATACTATTGTTGATAGCGCTATTGGTGGAGAAACATTTGTTGAGGTTGGTGCATGGTTTGGAAAATCTACAAATTATTTGGCATCAAAAATAAAAGAATCAGGTAAAGAAATTAATTTTACTTCAATAGATACTTGGAAGGGAACTGATGATGAAGAACTGCATCAAAATATTGTAAATTCTTTTAATGGAGATATTTTTTATGAATTTGTTGATAATACAGTACAATCAAATAATTACGGAAAAATAAATACAATAAAAGATACATCTAAAAATGCTGCAAATAATTTTTCAAATAGTAGTATTGATTTTATAATGATTGATGCTGGCCATTCTTATGAAGCATTGATAGATGATTTAAATGTTTGGTATAATAAAGTAAAACCTGCAGGAATAATTAGTGGGGATGATTATGGTGTTTTTGATGGAGTTACACGAGCAGCAAATGAATACTTTTATGGGCAGTTTTATCAAGGATTTCGTTCATTTGTTAGAAAAAAACCTCGTATTCAGATTAAACATATGCTTACTAGGCCTGATGATATGAGAGAAAGAGTTTCAATAGAATCTCTACAACAATTAGAAAGATATGGTATGGTATATGAACCAATTGTAAATAAAGTTTATGAAGGAATACCGCCTGCTGAAAATTGTAGAAGACCCGAACATATTAGTAAAGATAATAAACCAGGTGAATTATATCCTGGTGCTGGATTGGGTTGGATGACTGGTAGACATTATGGTTGTTATTTAGCTCATAGAAATGCATTAGAAACAATTGATGAAGAAAATTTTGATTATACACTAATATTTGAAGCAGATGCTTTTATTTACTCTGGATTAGAAGAATTCGTTGATGTTGTAAACAAAGCATGCTTCATGTCAGAGTTAAACGATGCATATTTTATATCATTCGCAAATAATCCATGTAGAGAAAGAACTAAAATTGATGAATTGTTTTCTTTAACAGGACATCATCAGGATTTAGCACATTGTTATTTGATTCCAAATCGAACTAAAGGGTGGTGGATGGAAAGAATTAAGGATTGTGGTTGGGATGTTGGTGACCTTTGGTACAATCATGTGTTTTACCATCACCCTAAAAAAAGATACACAACAAACAAAATGTATTCTAAACAGGCAGAAGGATATTCACTTTTAGATTTGACAGTTAAAACTTGGAGTTAATGATATACAATAATTTAATAAAAAATTTAAACAATAAAGCAAATATTGATAATAAAGTATTTGTACATTTTGTTAAAGGAGCAAGTGTAGAAATTAAAGGGGCAAAAGCATCAAAGTATCAAGTAAAATTTATTAATAATAAAACAGGATTTGTAATGTACAATTCTGAAATTAGTAATAATATGTGGACACGATGTAATGTAGAATATTTTGTTGATTGGAAAATTGAAATATATGAAAACGGCAAACTTTGGTATCAGCATTTATTTGATGCAAAAGATAAAAGAGTTTATGTTGCATTAGATTCAAAAGCTTTGGGTGATAGCTTGGCGTGGTTACCATATGTTGAAGAATTTGGAAAACTTCACAATGCAAAAATGATTGTATCAACTTTTATGAATTCATTATTTGAAGAAAGATATCCAAATATTGAATTTGTAAGTCCTGGTATAGTAGTTGAAAATTTATATGCTATGTATTCAATTGGGTTATTCTACAATGAAGATAACACAATTAATATTTACAAAAATCCAATAGACCCTAAATGCCAGACAATGCAAAAAATGTGTTCTGATATTTTGGGATTACGATTTAAAGAAATAAAACCAAAAATAAAACAAAGAAATCCAAATATAGAATTAGGATATAAACAGGTGTGTATTGGTATTCACGGTACGGCACAATCTAAGTTTTGGAATAACCAAACGGGATGGCAAGATGTAGTTGATTGGCTAAATAATAAGGGATATATAGTAAAATTACTATCTAAAGAAGGTGAAAATTATATGGGTAATCAATTACCATCTAATATAGTACAACATCCAAACGGTCCAATAGAATTGGTTATGGATGAAATGCTAAAATCAAAAGCATTCATTGGTATTGGTAGTGGATTAAGTTGGTTAAGTTGGGCATTAGATGTACCAACAGTTTTAATAAGTGGATTTTCCTATAAATGGGCTGAAATGGAGAATTGTATTCGTATTGGAGCACCGAAGGGTAAATGTGAAGGATGTTTTAATAGATTACGTTTGGATGCCGGTGATTGGAATTGGTGTCCAGACCACAAAGGAACTGATAGACAATTTGAGTGTACTAAATCAATAACATCTGAAATGGTAATAAAAGAATTAGAAAAGTTTTTATAATGAAAAAAATTTGGGTAAATGGTACTTTTGATATTCTACATATCGGCCATATTCTTTTATTAGAACATGCTTCTAATTTGGGTATAGTCAGAGTTGGATTAGATACAGATGAAAGAGTAAAAGATAAAAAAGGCAAGGATAGACCTTTTAATTGTATAGCTGATAGAATACATTTTATGAAATCTATTCGGTATGTAGATTCGGTTGTAACATTTAGTACAAATCAAGAATTAATAGATAGAATTAGAGAATGGGAACCCGATATTATGGTTATAGGTGATGATTACGAATATCACGAAATAATAGGAATAGAATACATACCAAAAGTTGAATTTTTTCAAAAAATAAAAGAGTTGAGCACATCAAAAATATTAAAAAATGAAAAAAAATAAAATATTGGTAATAGGAGAACAATGCACTGATATTTTCATCTACGGAATTTCTAAAAGAAAATCTCCTGAAGGAAATGGGCCGGTATTCAATCCACTCAAACAGATTTATGGAGATGGTATGGCTGGAAATGTAGCAAATAATTTATCAGCTATGGGATTAAATGTTGATATTTTTTCTGATAAAGGAAATATTACAAAAACTCGTTATGTAAATAATGATACAAATGAACTTTATTTGCGTGTTGATGAAAATGATAGCACTCAACGAATTGATATTTACGATTTACCTGATTTCATACAATATGATGCAATTATAATATCAGATTATTGTAAAGGGTTTCTTAATGAAGAAGATATACAACAAATTTCTAGATTACATAATTTAATAATATTAGATACAAAAAAACGTTTAGGCGATTGGTGTAAGGATATAACCTTTATTAAACTTAACCGATTTGAAGCACAAAATAATTATGATATAATATCAGAATCTAAATGGTTGGAAGATAAAATAATTACAACTTTAGATGGTAGTGGTGCCGCTTACAAAGGAAAAATTATAAAAACTGAAAAGGTTAAAAATGCAGATGTAAGTGGGGCCGGTGATACCTTTGTAGCAGGATTTGTTGCAAAATACTTAGAAACAAAAAATATAATAGAATCAATCAATTGGGCAAACTTTTGCGCAAAAGAAGTTGTACAAAAAAAAGGTGTTTCTGTGTTTGAAAATTAAAAATTTATATAATTATATACAAACAATTAAAAATAATAATTTATGGCAGGTTTAGATAATATACCACAATCTCAACAAATTACAGTAGAAATCGCAAAAATTGATGAAGAAACTCTAAAATCAATAAATGATTTAAATCAACAAATTTCTGGACTCATTTCTGAATTCGGTCAAATTTACATTCGTAAAAAAGAAATCAATGAAGAAGTAGTTAGAATGGATGATTTTTTAGAAAAAGCTGAGGATGAGTTCAAAGCATTGAATTCTCAACTCAGAGATTTAATTGATGCTTTAGATGATAAATACCCACAAAGTAGAATCAATTTACAGGATGGCACAGTTCAATATCAGCCTGGAGCACCAACTAGAAAACAATTAGCTGAACAACAAAGACAACAAGCTCAACAAAAAATACCTAATGGAAGTAATGGTATGAAAGTTGTAAAAGAGTAATCCTAAATATTTATATAGTAACAAACTATATGAAGGGATTAACAAAATATTTAGTTGAAACAATATTGGAAGAAGCGGCAAAGATAGATAAAGTGGTTGTTGTCTATTCGGGCCGCTTTCAACCATTTCATAAGGGTCACTACGCAACTTTTGAACACTTAATCAAAAAGTTTGGGAAAGATAACGTTTATATTGGAACATCAAATATAACCGATTCAAAAAAATCTCCATTTAATTTTAACGAAAAAAAAGTAATTATGACAAAAATGTTTGGTATTTCACCAAACAAAATTGTTAATGTTAGAAACCCTTATGCGCCAGAAGAAATATTAAATAAATTTGATGAAGATACTACTGGTTTTATTACTGTAGTTGGAGAAAAAGATGAAGACCGTTTAGGCGGAAAATATTTTGTACAATATAAAGGAAAAGTTATCGAACCTTATTTAGAACGAGGTTATGTGTACGCATCCCCAGCACAACCAAATCCTATTAGTGGTACTGATGTTCGTTATTGGTTAAGTGCGGGTTCTGAAGCTGAAAGAAAAAAAGGATTTTTAAAAGCTTATCCTAAGTTTGATGAAAAGGTATTTAAATTAATAACGCTTAAACTTAAAACTCTCAAAGATTTTATTAATGAAGAAATTAAATTGAATGTGAAAGTTGGTGATACTATATTAATGGGAAGATTTAAGAACAAAAAAGTTGTTGTAAAATCTATTAGCAAAGATGAATATGGAATGCCAACAATTAATGGTAAAAAAGCCGTAACATTTAGAATTCCAAAAAAAGATAAATTAAATGAAGTATCGGGACCAGGTTTTACAGCCGGTGAAGAACCGGACACATCATTTGTTGCTGATGGGCAAAAAAGAATACTTGGCAAAAATAGACCTGAAAATTGGTATAAACAAGGTGGATATACACAATTGGCTATACCAAAAGCAGATGCTATGAGAGGTAAGGGTAAATCAAAAGATACTGAAACTCAATTTAGAAAAGCATATTATAAGGTACAAAATGTTTTACAAAGTACCCTTAACCCAGCTGATGACCCCCATACCGTAGAAGATTGGCAAGAAGTGAAAAGAGAAACTCCTTTAGAAAAACCTAAAAGATTTTGGGAACTACCTAAAAATCAAAAACCTACAATAATATCAAAAGAAGAAATAAACGAAATTATTGATGAACTTGAACAATCTTTGTTGGATGAAATGGGATTGCCAGGTGGAGCCGGTGTTGGTTTAAGTTTACCGAATGGATATATTAATGGAGCACCAAATCCAAAAGATGTAAAGAAATTAAAATCCAAATTAGATAAAGAAGATAGTGAAAAATATGAACCTATTGATGAATCTCTTTTATTAGAAGGTGGTGCATACGGTCATATGGCACACCCATTTGATATTGAAATGGGATTAACATTTGGTGACCTTAAACAAATTGTAGTAAGAGCTTTAAATGGTGATTTAGAATTAGCAAGAGAAAAAACTGATGGACAGGCATTGGCGATTAGTTGGGTAAATGGCAGATTAGTTGCTGCAAGAAATAAATCGCATCTCAAAAATAAAGGTGAAGGTGCAATGACTATTGGGCAAGTTGCACAAAAGTTTGGAGGAAGGGGTGGATTGACAGATGCATATAATTTCGCAATGACGGATTTATCAAAAGCAATATCAGCCTTATCAGAGCCACAACGTAAAATGATATTCAAAGGTGGTAGTTGTTTTATGAACTTAGAAGTAATTTACCCAACATCCGTAAACGTAATTCCTTATGGACAACCTTTGCTAGTATTTCACGGAACATTTGAATATGATAAAGAAGGAAATATAATTGGAGAAAATCAACAAGCCGCTAAAATATTGGCTGGTATGATTAAACAGGTAAATGGACATGTTCAATCTAAGTACACAATACAAGGACCACCAATGCAAAAACTCCCAAAATCAGAAAAACTTTCTAAGTTACAAGGAAAATATATTTCAATGATTTCTAAATTACAGTCTGAATTTAATTTAGTAGATTCGGATGGTGTTGCGGATTATCATCAAGCTTGGTGGACAAAATTTGTAGAAAAAAGTGCAAAAAAATTAGACACACAAGAAAAAATAGGATTAGTTAAAAGATGGGCTTTTGGTGATAAATCATTCCGTATTAATACAATTCAAGATGTTAAATTAAAAGCTTGGGCTGAGCAGACTGATAAGCAAGACCAGCAAAAAATATCAAAACAAAATCTAATGAAGTTTGAAGAAATATTTTTAGGGGTTGGGGCAGAAGTTCTTTCGTTTATGAGTTCAGTTCTTACAGCAAATCCAAAAGCTGCAAAAAGACAAATGGTTAGTAGATTGGAATCTACTATACAACAGGTAAAAGCAAGTGGTGACCCTAAGCAAGTACAAAAACTTAAATTAGAATTGCAGAGATTAAATGCTTTAGGCGGATTTGATAAGATTGTACCAAATGAGGGTATTGTATTTGTATATGGTGGAAACACTTATAAACTGACAGGTGCATTTGCACCGCTAAATCAGATTTTAGGTATCTTCTTCGAAAAATAATGATTTATTTAATTTTGATATACTTATATATACAAATATATTTCTATTAATATGTCAAAGGAATTCCAAAAAAAGTATATGCATCCAACTCGTAGAAAGTTGGTAAATATGGTATTGCAGGGTAGTGAATATGAAAAAGATATTTCAATATCTATGGCAAATTCAGATAAAGTAGCTGAAGCAAATAGAAAAAAAGATATAGGTGAACGTTGGACTGATGGGCAAGGAAAAACTTGGGAACAAACTGAATACGGAAAAGTTAGAATTAATGAACTTACCGAAACAATGGCCGAAGTAAGAGATTACTTATCTAAATTAAATACCTGTCAATCTCCAAATTGTAGTACTATTAAATTAAGTAGAGCAGATAAAAAACTTATATCTAAAACCGGATATTGTGCTACTTGTTTAGGTAAAAAAGAAACTTTGATACGATTGGATGGTTTGTGGGAAGAATATGAACATTATAAAATTTTATCTAATATTATTTCAAGAGGTAAAGAAATTTTAGAGCAACTTCATCAGGCTTATAAAGATGCAAAGCAAGAATACGAATTTGTGCATGAAGATGGAAGACTTGAAAAATGGGTATTAGAAAAAGATGTAGACGAATTAAAAGCTGAAATACTATCCGATATTACATTTTATGAGTCTGAAGTAGAACAAGCAATAAAATGGAGAAATGATGCTTGGGATAAAATAAAAGATAAAAATTACGATTTAGTAAAACCACCCAGCGAATAATGGCTCAGAATTTAGGAATAACACAAAAAAAATCTTTAAAAGAGATTATAGCTGAAGAATATAAAAAGTGTGCTGCAGACCCTATACATTTTTCCAAAAAGTATTGCATGATTCAGCACCCAGTCAGAGGTAAAATACCTTTTCATCTTTACCCATTTCAGGAAAAAACCCTTACTGAATTTAAAAATAATCGTTTTAATATAATACTTAAATCACGCCAAACAGGTATTTCCACTCTTTGTGCAGGATTTTCACTTTGGAGTATGTTGTTTAATTCTGATTTTAATATATTAGTAATTGCAACAAAACAAGATGTTGCTAAAAACTTAGTAACAAAAGTAAGAGTTATGCATGACCTTCTTCCATCTTGGTTAAAAGGTGGCTCAATGGAAGATAATAAACTCTCTTTACGATTATCTAATGGTTCACAAATTAAAGCCATTGCTTCATCAGCAGATGCTGGACGTTCGGAAGCACTATCACTATTAATATTTGATGAAGCAGCATTTATTGAAGAAATAGATGATATTTGGGTATCCGCTCAATCTACACTTGCAACGGGAGGTAGTTGTATAGCATTATCAACACCAAATGGAGTAGGTAATTGGTTTCATAAAACTTGGTTAGGTGCAGAGGATGGAATTAATCCATTTAATACTATAAAACTACATTGGACAGTTCATCCTGAGAGAGACAAAAATTGGAGAGATGAACAAGAAAAATTATTAGGTCCAAAAAAAGCAGCCCAAGAGTGTGATTGTGATTTTGTATCTTCTGGTGATACTGTAATTGATCCTGATATATTAATGTTTTATAAAGAAACATATTGTCAAGACCCCATAGAAAAAACTGGATTCGATGGCAATTTGTGGAGATGGGAATATCCAACAGCAAATGGTTCTTATATGGTTGTAGCAGACGTAGCAAGAGGTGATGGTTCTGACTATTCGGCATGCCATGTTATGGATATTATAAATGCAATTCAGGTAGCTGAGTATAGAGGTAAAATTGATACAAAAGATTTTGGAAATTTTTTGGTAAATCTTTCTACTGAATATAACGATGCTTTATTAGTTGTTGAAAACTCAAATATTGGATGGGCATGTATTCAGCAATGTATAGATAGGCAATATAAAAACTTATTCTATATGAGTAAAGATTTAAAATATGTAGATGTTGAGCACCAAATGAAAAATAAATACCGTACGGATGAAAGACAGATGGTTGCTGGATTTTCTACAACGATTAAGACAAGACCACTTATTATATCAAAATTAGATGAATATTTTAAAGAAAAAGCGGTTACAATTCGTTCTAATCGGTTGATAGATGAATTGTTTACATTTATATTTCATAATGGTAGAGCAGAAGCTTTGAAAAGTTATAATGATGATTTGACAATGGCATTTAGTATTGGATTATGGGTTAGGGATACTGCACTTCGTCTAAGACAAGAAGGTATTGACCTTACAAAAACGGCTTTAGGTAATATTTCTGCAAATACTCAATATCAAGGAGTTTATGGTCCTACTAATAGAGATGATAATCCTTGGAAAATGAAAATTGGAAATGATATTGAAGACCTATCGCAATGGTTATAAAATGTAGGGTTTTGATAAATACTGATATTTATGATATATGTCAAAATAAAAGGAAACCAAAATGATTAAACTAACAAATATTCTAAAAGAAGATGAGTATATTGATAAAGCATACTCAAAAGGAGATACACCGGCAGATAACCCATTAGATGATTATGATGAATTAGATGTTGAGCAAGAAGATATGGATGATTTTATTGCATATCTTAAATCTTATCAAACTTCATTAGATGAGGCTAATTGTGGTTGTGTTTACGAAGCAGAGTATCAAGGTAGAGAGGTAAAATTGGGTAAACCAACAGCCGGTGATGTAAAGAAATTTAAGGTATATGTAAAAAACCCTAAGACTGGTAAAGTTATTAAAGTAAACTTCGGTCAGAAGGGTATGAAAATCAAAAAGAATAACCCTGGCAGGAGAGCAAACTTTAGAGCTAGACACAATTGTGATAATCCTGGTCCGAGAACAAAAGCAAGATATTGGTCTTGTAGAAAATGGTAAAATAAATTATGGCAGAACAATTCCAAGACGATAGAAGTTTCTTTGGGAGACTTAAAAAATTATTTTCAACGAATGCAATAGTAACTGTTGATAAAGATGGTAAACGTAGAGTTATAGATGTTGAAGATAGACAATCAAATACAAATTTTGTAAACCTAAGAGATAGGTACACAAAGTTACAACGTTCATACTTCGAAACCCATCAGGGTGCACAATCAATGGCATACCATCAAGTTCGTAGAGAACTTTTTAGAGATTATGATGCTATGGATATGGACCCAATTATAGGTTCAGCACTTGATATATATGCAGATGAAAGTACAACTAAAAACGAATATGGTGATGTACTTCAGATTAAATCCACAAATGAGAATGTAAGAGAAATGCTTCATAATTTATTCTATGATATTATGAACATAGAATTTAATTTGTGGCCTTGGATTAGAAATTTGGTAAAATATGGTGATGCATTTGTAGCATTAGAAATTCTTCCTGGTAAAGGTATTATTAATGTAGCACCTCACTCAACTTATAATGTAGAGAGATTAGAGGGTACTGACCCTAATAATCCTGATTACGTTAAATATAGGGTAGAGTTGGACAGATTTGGTAAAAAAGAATATGAGCAATATGAGATGGCCCATTTTCGTATGTTATCAGATACTAATTTTCTTCCATATGGTAAATCAATGGTTGAAGGAGCAAGAAGAATTTGGAAACAACTATCTCTTATGGAGGATGCGATGTTAATCCATCGTATTATGAGAGCACCTGAAAAAAGAGTATTTAAAATAGATATAGGTAATATTCCACCGCAAGAAGTGGATAACTATATGCAGAAGATTATCAATAAAATGAAGAAAACCCCATTTGTTGATAAAAATACAGGAGATTATAATTTAAAATACAATATACAAAATCTTACTGAAGATTTCTTCCTTCCTGTACGTGGTAGTGATAGTGGTACAACTATTGATAATTTGCAAGGATTAGATTATGCAGCAATCGAAGATATTGATTATCTTAAAAACAAATTATTTGCAGCTTTAAGAGTACCAAAAGCTTACTTATCTTATGATGAAAATGTAAATGGTAAAGCAACATTAGCTGCAGAAGATGTACGTTTTGCAAGAACTATTGAAAGAATTCAACGAACAGTTGTAAGTGAATTAGCTAAAATGGCAGTTGTTCATTTGGCAGCAAATGGTATTGAAGATTCTGAAATGACGAATTTTGAATTAAATTTAACAAATGCTTCTACAATATATGAGCAAGAAAAGGTTAATTTGTGGACTGAAAAAGTTAGATTGGCAAGTGATGTTAAAGCATTAAATATGTTATCATCTGATTGGACTTATAATAATGTATTTTCATTATCACAAGATGAAATTGATATTGAAAGAGCTAAAGTGATATTAGACCTTAAAGACCGCTTTAGACAGACATCAATCGAACAACAAGGACAGGACCCAGCAAATCCACCACAACAGCAAAATGTTGAGGAAGAAATAAGTAAATTAAAAACTGAAATAGAACTTAATAGAGGAGTTGGTAGACCTAAAGAGGGAAATACCTATGGTAAAGATAAACATCCATATGGTAGAGACCCATTGGGATATGATGATTATCATAAAGAAAGAAAAAGAGAAGATAGAGGATTAAATACAAACGCTAAAAAACTAGCACGTGAATATATAAATGGAATTTCATCAAAAAAGAAGTTTTTGAACGAAAAATCAGGTATGCTTGATGAAAAAAACCTATTAGATGAAACTAAAATTTAATAAAGAAAAATTTGTTTATATTTATATGTGTTAATTTATAGGGTAGAATAAATATAGGGTAAGTAAATGAAAAAAATTAAACACTCAAAGTTTAAGAATACTGGAGTGTTATTTGAGCTTTTAGTAAGGCAGATAACGCTTGAAATTCTTAATGGAGATAAGTCTGAAAACGCAAAGAAAATAGTGGCTGAATTCTTTGCTCCTAATACGGAGTTGAACAAAGAATTACGTCTATATGATATACTTCTTAAAGAAAAATATAATTCAGAAACAAAAGCTGATAAATTAGTAGAAACTGTGTGTGATGCACATAGTAAACTTAATATATCCAATCTTTCAAAAGAAAAATATAATCTTATTAAAGAAATTTCAGCAAAATTTGAAATTGAACAATTCCTTAGTTCCCCTATTTCTAACTATAAAGTATTAGCATCTATATATAAAGTATTCGAATCTAAAAGAGCAGAAGGATATGATATCAAAGATATCTTTAATTCTAAAATTACCCTAATTGAAAACATCACTTCTAAACCAGCTCAACAAACTCAACCAACCGAAGATAAAAAATTGATTGAATCCTATAAACAACAAGATAAAGACCTTAGATTACTTACATATAAGATTCTAGTAGAAACTTTCAACAAAAAATACACTAATTTAGACAATTCACAAAAAAATTTGTTGAAAGAATATATCAATAATATTACTAATACCACTAAATTTACAGATTATGTTGGAAAAGAATTACCAAATATAATTTCTGAATTAGAGGGTATTAAAGTAAAATTAGAAGATAAAGTTACACAAATCAAACTTTCAGAAACCATATCCATTTTAGATAAAATGAAAATTGGAAAAACTGTATCTGATTCTCAAGTTTCATCAATAATGCTTTCTTATGAGCTTATTAAAGAACTAAAATCCAAAATAAAATAATGGAAGCTAGATTAAAAGAGGCCATTCGTAAGTATATCAGAGAAAAATATATCCAAAAAACTTTGGAAGAAATGACAGTAACAGGAGATATTGCAGGTTACGATACACCTGCTGCATTTACAAAGCCTGGCTCTGAGAAAAAGAAAAATAAAAGATTGGCTAGTGTTACAGGTGGTACGATTGTTAAAGAAGGTGAAAAAGATTATGCATTAGGTGATGTACCTGCTAGTAGAAAAGAAGGACTTCCTCTAAAACCAACCGCAGCTAAAAAAATTGATAATGAAAAAGTAGCGGATATTAGTGGAATGATTGTAGCTGAAAATCGTTGGTTAGAATTAAAAAGAGAAATGTCCTCACCAAAAGCAAAAGTTGGTAGGGGTGTTTCTAATATACATAAACAACTTTCTGAAATAGAGAAGTTTGTAAATTGGTACTCTAAAATTAAGACTGAAAACGGACTTAAAAAAGAAGATTACTGGAAAAGAACAAATGCAGCCCTATACAAAATCAGAGAAAGGTTAATGGGAATTACGGAAAAAATGAGAAAATTGTAATATGCCAGCAGTATCTAAAGCACAACAAAGATTTATGGGTATGGTACATGCCACTCAAAAAGGTGATATTGATGCACCATCTGCTGAAGTACAAAAAGCAGCAGATTCAATGACAAAAAAAGATGCTAAAGATTTTGCATCTACAAAACATAAAGGATTACCAATGAAAAAAGAAACTATAACAAAAGATAGACTTAAAGAATTAGTAAAAGAAGTAATGATTGAGGAAGAAGAATATCAACAATTTTTCAAAAAGGCTTTAGAAAAATCTGGAAAATCAATATCTCAAATGAGTGATGAAGAAAAAAAATCATTCTTTAATAAAATAGAATCTTCTTGGAATAGTAGAGGAGAAAAATCCGAAGGTAATGCATTTGGCGCAGCTGTATCTGATGCTAAAGAAAAAGGTGAAGATGAATTTGAAGTGGATGGGGAAACTTACAAAGTAAAAGAAGATATTTCTGCAGAATTACCAAAAGCAACTATTCCATCTGTAGTTAAACAAAGATTGGGAATTGCTATTGATAAAATTAAAGATGCTAAATTAAATAATATACAAAAACTTCAATTAGTTGCAAAAGTCGTTGATGCTATTGGTGTAGATAAATCTCAATTAGGTACTATGGTTTCTAAGATTAGAAGCAAAATGGAATCGTTAAATAAAATTAAAAAATAATATGAAGTCTCTTTTAATAGAAACACACTTATTTGAAGGTAAGGTAAAAGAAGATGAAGTTGGTAGAACGATTGTCAAAGGTGTTCTACAAAGAGCTGGTGCGGAAAACCAAAATGGAAGGGTATATCCAAAACCAATTTTAGAAAGAGAAGCTAAGAAATATCATTCAACTTTTATAAAGGAGCGTAGAGCATTGGGTGAATTAGACCATCCCGATTCTACAGTTATCAACCTCAAAAATGTATCTCATAATATAAAAGAAATTTGGTGGGATGGTGATGACCTATGTGGTACTGTAGAAATTTTAGGAACTCCTTCTGGTAATATTCTTAAAGAATTATTAAAAGCAGGTATCTTATTAGGTATTTCATCAAGAGGTATGGGTTCTACAAAACCACTTAACGGAAATAGAGTTGAAGTACAAGAAGATTTTGAATTAATTGGTTGGGATTTTGTTTCAAATCCATCTACACATGGTGCATTTATGGTCCCAATGAATGAATCCGTAAATCCACTAAAACAAATTGGTACTGATGTATGTGGTGAATACTGCAAGGCACAGGATTTAATGAGAGAAATTATAACTGAAATAGCGTAATATGAATAAGAATTTTGATTTATACACATACGTTCACAACAATAGATTTAAACTAAAAGTTGAAGAACCAAAGTATGTAACTAAAGTAGCTAAGGGATATAATGATATTCGTAAGACTGCAATTAATGAAATAAAGATTAAAGACGGTAAGTTTTCTATTAAAGAGAACTTAGAACAACCTGATAGAAAACTTTCTTTAGAAGTTAAAAAGCATTTCTTAGAAATCATTTCAACTTATAATACTTTCCAAGACCAAATGAAGCGCAATTCAGATATGACTGAAGTTGCGGAAACATTGGGTGCAATCGTTGAGGCTGCAAAAGAATTATCATTGAGAGAGGCTAACGATTGGTTTGATGCTCAAACTGTAAAAAGAAATATGTTGGAATTGCAAAAATTGGGGCAACAATTTGATAAGTTCTCAGTAGAAGCAAAAGCAATGGATGAAAGATTACACGCTTTATATGAAGATATGGGTCACATCTTAAATCGTTACTATGAAATCTCTGATATCCCAACCGATGTAATGAGAGAAAGACTTGCAATGAAAAAGAAATAAGATATGATTCGTTTAACTGATTTAGCTGGAAAGGGTTCTTTTACTATGGGTGGTAAGAAATTTGAATATGGTAAAGTATATTCTAATCCATACGCAAGTGCATTTAAACCTGTAAATGAAGCTGAAGGTGAAGACCACGAAGTTTCTATGGGACAAAATCAGTTAGATACTATTATTAAAATGGCAACTGAATTAAAAGCTAAAATGGGTAAGGATGAAAAACAAATCCCAGCTTGGATTCAAGACCATATTTCTAAAGCAGAAAACTATATTTCTCAAGCATCTGGAAATTATCATGAATATGGTGATTCAAACGAAGGTATTAATGAGGATATGGATGCACAATTAATGAAAGATTTGCAAAGAAGTATTAAGAGTTTGCAAAACATGCTAACAAAATCTAAAAATCCTAAAGAAAAAGAAAACCTTAAAGCTAATATAGATGCTACTTTATCAACTATGAATTGGTATAAAAAAATAAAAAAAATAAATGAAGAACCTGCAAAAACAACAGGTGAAAAAATACAAAGATATAACGATAGAGTAAAAAAACTTAGAGATAAAATTTCATCTACAAAAAATCCAGAACAAAAAATGAAGTTTCAAACTACTCTAAAAGGAATACTACAAAGACTATCTGATATAAAGAAAGATTACGGAATTAAAGCACCACACAGAGAAGAAGTAGTTAGTGAAGCAGGTCCTTGTTGGAAAGGATATAAGCAAGTTGGAATGAAAAACAAAGGTGGTAAGCAAGTTCCAAATTGTGTACCCGAAGGAGTAGTAAATGAAGCTAGAGGTGTTGCTGGTATTCAAAATGATATAGCTAAAGTATTGATGGCAATTCAATCTGAATTAGAAAAATATAAATTAAATAAAGGAACTGATAAGGCAAAACAAAATGTTGAAAACCTTAAAAAGTTAAATGTACAAAAGCAAAAATTAGAAATAGAACTTGATAATAAAGTTAGTTCTATGTACGCTGATTACGATTTAGACCAACTATCATCTATCAAACGCAAAGGATAATTTCTAAAAAAATCTTTAGAAAATTACGTTTTTATTAATTTTAATATATTTATTCATACAATAACACATTTCTATATGTGTTTTTTATTGGTAAATGAATACTCACTTTTGTGTAGTGACCAAAAAGCCAATCAAATAATTCTATTTAAGCTGAAATTTTTTTAATAGCTTAACAAATCCTACAAATAAGGAAAAAAATGGCAAGTTCAAAATTGTTAAAAGAAGCAATTGCTGATGCTAAAGCTGTTCGTGAAACTGCTATTGCTAATGCTAAAATCGCTTTGGA